ACCGCGTCAGAATCGAGATGGGCGATGAACTTGTCGCGATAGCGCCGCATTGCCTTAACGTGTTCCTCGAACTCGGTGGCCGTTAGTCCAAGCCGGCCGAGAAGGCCCGCCTCAAAGGCCGCTGGATCGGTCACGATCAGACGCCAGCCATGTTCCCCCTTCGGCTCGCCGAAAAGCTTGCACCATTCGAGTACCGAAACATCCAGAAAATTGGCGTTGGCCTGCCGCCAGAACGACACTTGCGGGTGCGCCTCTGCGAGCAGAGGCAAACCATGCTGGCCGTGGCAAGCCCGGTAGTAGGCGAGGTTCCTGACAAAGCTAGTGCAGACAATCACCGCACGGCGGAGACGGTCGCGGCGCGTCATCGTCATGCCTGCAACCTCGAAATCGTGCTGACGCTGACACCGTAGCTCTTGGCGAGGTCGCGCGTCGACTCGCCCTTGGCGATACGCTGCCGCGCCTCCTATTCTTAGGGGCACGGAAATGATTTCTTAATCATTACGAGAATCAATGCAGACGCTGATTCGTCCTTGTCTTGCGGAAAAGTTCTTAAATCAACGTCTGCTATAGCTACAAACCGAGGAATGATGTCGTCTTCACTTATACGATCTGGAACACAAAACATCTTTTTTGAGCCGTAGAAGGCTTGAGACGTCTTTACTCCATCGACCACCCCCATCACGTAATATCTGCACAAGCCTCTAGCTAATTCATCGGATGAATGACAAAACTCAATAATATCTCCGACTGTTTGTGCGTTTGACGCGGAAACCTGAGCGAAACAAGCGAGAATAACAAAAGCGCTTGCAGTGAACTTTGACATGATTATGTTCCCCCGAGTAGCCGGGGGGGGTTGAGAAACCTCGATCAAGAGGCGACCGCAACCGAGTTCCGGCCATCCCACCTTCTCTCAAAAGTCCCCGATTTGCGACCGGAAACGCGCAGTGCAGTTTTCATGATTTTTGCACATCAACGGTCAGCGTCCCTTTTGACCATAAAATACCCGTTTCCAGATACCCCGCTTCGATTCCCATTTGGAAGGCCATCCCTGATCGATATTGTCGAGGCCACGCACCATAATGTACATTCCCGCGCTAAGGCCTACGCCGGACGAGAGAATCCACCCCCACCACGTCTCGTTACCTTCCAATTGAAGATAGCTTTTTTGCGGGTATAAGGTCAGAAAGATTACGGCGACGGATACAGCAATTTCGAACACGCCATAAGCGAACCGACAACGACAGCGGAAAATGTAAAAACCCAAGCCGAAAATAATAGTACCGAGCATGACTATCACACCCATGACATACCCCGTACTGTAACAACCCGCGTAGCCTAACCAGCGGCATAAGCTCCATTCCGTAAAATCGCACCGCACCGCGCCGCTGTCCACGCGGCAAAGAGGCCGCACCTCGGCGGCGTGGCCTGCTGTGAGTGGTGTCTATTTTCACGATGCCCCCTGTGGTGGGCATGTGAAGAAAATTGCGCCTTCTCCCAGGTTGTCCGGCCTAAAGACCACCGTTGGGTTAGCTGTTCTCTAAGGTGTCGTCACACGTCGTTAGCGACACCGCTACAGGGTCCCACGACACCCTCATTTGTCGCTGCTCTCCTGCCCCTGTTTCCAGGTCCCCGCCTCCTTGTCGCAGCTGAGAACCGGGACATCGAGGGCGTCCTTCTTCACCTGCTCCATGGCCTGCTGGATGGCTCCCAGGAGCTTTACGGAAGGCACCTGATAAGCGTTGGCCCCCACGAGCAGTTGACGTCTGGCTGCCACCGCATCCTCGTACGTGTCGTACTCCAATGAGAGACCGTTGGCCCCAGCCTGCATGACGACGAACCCCCAGGTCTTGGGTCTGTTGGTCACACGGTTACGGGTGAGGGCCGTCAGGGGTCCCAGGAACGTGATCGGCTTCCTTGCCATGCTTTCCTCGTGTGCAGTTGATTGCACCGTCTTTCCTCGCAACTGCTCGGGAGACGGTCAGGTCCCCCGAGCGCTTCTGACTAGGCATTTTGACTTGTTGGCTCCTTGGCCTTCTTGAGCGCCCTGAGCAGTGCCTCTTCCTTGTTGACGATGCCCCTTCCAGATCGAGTCCCCCCGTTCTGCACCAGGGCCTCTTCCAGCACCTTGTACTGCTTGGGCGTGAAATACATCAAAACGCAATGGGCATTGTCGACAGGCTTCTCACCCTTCATCAGGGCTTCGAGCTGCTTGGTCGTGTTCTCCTCGGCGAGCTGCAACAGCTCCTGAGCGTTGCCCTTGTTGATCTGCTTGCCGATGATCGCGAGTTTGGTCCAGCCGATCTTCTTCAACCGCGATCGCGCGATCGGCAGCGGATCATAGATGCGGCTGACTTCCACCAGATAGTACGCCTTGCGCCGGCCCAGGTTCGATTTCTGCCACACCTTCTGGAATGCATCCGGGTCGCGGTCCAGCAGTTGCCGGAGCGCCTTCCCCAGATCGAGGAAATTGTCCTCGACGTCTCCCGACAAAGACATCGCTTTGTCGTATAGTTCTTCATTGCTAATCGCCATTGCCCCTCCTCCTTGAGTGGCATCCCACGCACTAAGCCCGTGGGGTCCACAAATATGGGGTAATCCAGCCGTGCAGTCAACAGTTAATTGCACGACTGGCCGACGTCAGGTTAGTTCACGCGGCGTCCAGAGCCTCGAAGCCGACCGTGAAGTCAGGCACCAGCAAGCTCTTGTCAACCACGTCAGTGTACTTGTCCGGCCGCGCTCCACGGGCAATTGCGACGGAACCCAACACCTTGGCGAGGAAGGTCGGGTACGTCATGACCTCCACGCCACGCAACAGGGCGGCCTTCGCTTTCACCGTATCGGTCCTGCTCGCTACCAGCAGGTCTGTGTCCGGCTTGACTGCACGCTGGACCGCGTGACCCGACGTCGCACATGCGGCAATCAGATCACCGCGAACGATCGAGAACCCAGCGCCGTCGAATGCGGGACCAGTGAAAACGATATTCATGACGCCCTCCATGGCGAAAGTGGAAAAGTTCCACACATATAGAATACCCTATGAAGGCGTCATGTCCATAAAAAATGCAGTTGACTGCACTATATCGGCCGGGTGGTTAACCTTGCGATTACGAATTTCCCTTCAGGTCTACTCCATCATCACTGGCATATTCGAATACCAGCTCTTCAGCCGAGTCCGTGGCCGACGAATGTTCGTTCGACCAGTCGTAACCAGCCACCTTGGCGATCGCCAGCCCTGCCCATTCTTCGAGTTTTGGATGATGGTAGCCGGCGTCCTTCAAGTTCGAGACTATGTCTTCCACCGACAGCGTGACGGGAGACGCCCAGCCGGCGATCTCCTCCAGCTCGCAGATCATCGTCTGCGCATCCTCTGCGGTCAGCCCACCGAGCGCGTAGCGTGAGGCGCGGCCCCATTTCTTCTCGCGCTGCTCTTCTTCCCAGCCGGGATCGGTTACGTGCAGTCCCATGTCCGTCTCCTCACTTGGGGACGAAGCCACGCTTCATGGCGTACGCGATCGGCATCGTGATCGTGACCGACAGGATTTCGTGGTCGATGTCGTAGCTTTCGACGCTCGACTTCTGCACCCAGGTCACCTTGCCACCGAACTCGATCTCCAGGAACTGTTCGGTCTGCTTGCGATAGACGAACACCGCGGTGAACAGGTGGCCGTGGTCCTTCGTCGCCTTTGCGCCCCAGGGAGACGGACTCATGCCATACGCCGGCCCTGCCGGTGCCACTCCCTTCGGGTTCGGGACGAAATTCATCGTCTTGCCGCCAGACGGCTTGAGCTGCGTCACCACCACGGGCTTCGTGATGGTCTGCTTCACTTGGAACCCAGTCGGGACTTGCTCGATCTTCCAGTCGTCGTCGGGATGGCGCTTGGCCATCTTGCCCATGATCATGCGAGCCACCGACTTGTCGGAATAGATCATTGCCGCCGTAGCGCTCATGGCCTAAGCCTCCTTGCTTGTGGCCCTATGATGCTGAAAACGTTAGCACTTGACTGCATCATGTCCAGATGAATGTGCAGTTAGCTGCAAAAAAAATGCCGAGGGTTGTGGGAGAAGCCCCCGGCAGTTGCCTACCCCGAAAAGGACTACAACGGGGCAGAATGGTCAGGCGGCCTCTTCCTCCGGCATCGTCACTTCGACGTTGTAGCTCGGGAACGCCGCTTCGATCGCCTTGAACGCCGCTTCGGGTCCAGCCTTCTTGAGCCGCTCGGCCAGGCTCGCGCCGCCGAGGAAGTCCAAGCAGATGAACTCCAGGGCCACCGTGCCGGCCGCGGTGCCGGACTGGCTCTTGGCCTTCTCGATCGCCGCGTCGATGGTCGCCTTCTGGTCGGTATGGACCTTGAACGACATCGTGGTCACGGTCTTGGACGACTCGTCCGTGATCGCCTGCTGCGCGTTCTTGGCCTTGGCGTTCTTGACCGTCTCGATCAGGGTCACCGTGTTCTGGCTCTTGGCCACGCTCACCCATTCCTCGACGTTCTCGGGCGTGAGCACGACGGCGATGATCTGCAGCTTGGTCCAGCCCAGGTCCTTCACCTTCTCCCAGGGGATGCCCGAGTTCGACAGCCGGTTGTAAATCTCGATCCAGTAGATCGCCTTGCGGTAGCCGATGCCGTACTTCGTCTCGACGAACTCGCGGAACGAAGCGAAGGGCTGATACCAGCCGTTGGCCTGGACGAGCGACAGCAGACCGCCGATGCGGAACGACCGGACCTCGGTCTCTTCCATCAGCTTGGCGATCTCGGCGACGGCGTCCTGCTCCTTTGTGTTCTCGATGTCGTGCACCATGTCGAGCAGCGGGTTCTCGCCCACGATCTCGCCCGTCTTGGCGTCCGACGTCGCGACAGCCTTGCTCTTGCTCTTGGCCTTGCCCTTGGGCTTCGAGGCCGGCGCTTCAGCCGGGGTATCGTCGGTCTTGTCGACCGCCTTCTCCGCCTCGGAGGCCGGAGCCTTCGGGGAAGCCGCTTCGTCCTTCAATTCCTTTTCGGTCGGCGCGTCGCCGAAGGTCGTGTTCAGCCACTTGCGCTTGTCGACGACGTCCCACGTCTTCCATGCGTCAGGAGCCGTGATGCCCTGGTCGTAGATCAGCGCGTCGAGCTCTTCGCCCGACATGTTGTCGACGTCGACCGTGACAGCCTGTTCCGCGGAGCCCTTGTCCAGCTCCGCGTCCACCGCCTTGGCCTTCGCCCCGGCGTTCTTGAGCATAGTGAGAGAAGCGCTTTCAACCATTGTCCTAGCCCTCCGTGGCCTCGGGGTGTTTCTTGTCCGATGCCGTTATGATAGCCCATGTGCAGTTAGTTGCAATGCAAAAATGCAGTTACCTGCACTAATTTGCCAGCGCCTTCATAGCGCCGGCGATCGATCGCATCTCCATCGTCACGCCCGCCAGGGCGTTGGCCTGCGCTAACCCCATGGCTGCGCACACGAACGCGTCCGCCGTGTTGTTCGTCATGCTGGTGTGCCCCCAGCGCTTGAGCACATGCATCATCACCACCTCTTTGGGACTGGTCCCCTTGCCGGTGACGAATTTCTTGACCTCGGTCGCGCGCGGGTCGTACCACTTGAACCCGTCCAGGTGCAGCGTGAAGCGCAGCAGTCCGCCGAGCTCGACCAGAGGGATCACGCTGGACGCATGCTTCATGTTCAGGCTGTAGCCCTCCAGCACGATGCGGTCGGGCCGCACTTCGTTGGCGATCTCCATGACCGCCTGCACGATCCGCGACTTCTGATCCCAGCCCGTATAGTCGGGCCGCTTGATCTCGGTCTCCATCTCGACAATCGGCACAGGCGCATGCTCGCGCAACAGCACGACGCCGGTCGCGACAGTCGACAGATCAATCCCGAGACTTCGGAGTTCCGTCCGCATTGTCCAACCCCACTGTCTTGCGCATGTTGCGGTAAGCCTCTTCGGCCATGTCGAGCGCGGCGTCGAGCATCGTATGGATCGCGTCGCGCAGCTCTGAGGCTTCCTTGTATCGGCCCAGCATCAGCATCGCCCCGTACTCGGACGTCTTGGCGTTGAGCAGCGTGCCGAGCGCTGACGTGCGCGCCTCCAGCTCAGCTGCGATCTGCAGCTTCTTGTCCCGTTCGGGCATCAGGCGCTCCCTTTCCAGTCGTACGCTGGCGGAAACTCGCCGCAGAAGCACTCGGACTTGCAATTGCAATTAGCTGCACGCTTGGCCAGTGACGAGGGGCATACGCCTTTCGGCATACCCACCTTGTCCTCACGCCAAGCCTTGACGACCTTGGCCGGCCCGGTGAGGTACTCCGTCCCCTTGTCGTCGCGCAGGACGTCGAACTCCTTGAAGGGCGAGAAGCTCTCTTTCAGGCCCCACTTCTTCAGCGAGTCGTCGGCGCAGCCATAGGTCGACTTCGAGATATACAGCACGGTCGCCCGATCGCTGCCGACCAGGTTCGACCACGGGTGGTCGGACTCGGCGATGATCCGCAGGTACAGGTTCGTGCGCAGCTTGTGCTCGGCGAGCGGCGCGACCAGGGTCTTGAACTGGTCTGCCACCATGGTCTTGAGCTCGACCGGCCTGAGCTTCGTCTCGCCCATGGCGACGAGCATGTCGACGCCGCACGAAATGCCCGTCACGGCGCTCTGGAACCGCACCTCGACCGGCGTGAAGGCCCGAACGTTGCAGCCATCGCACTTGAACGGGCGCGACTGGAACTCGTACAGCTTGCCGCAGCCCATGCACTTCCAATGGCAAACGGCCTTGCCCATGTCGGCGAACCAATTGACCACGCTGTCCTGCAGCACGCGCCCCAGGTGATACGTGATGTTCTCCGACGTCGACAGCCAGCGCGGGCGCGGCTTCTTCTTGAGCAGATCGCTGAGCGCATACTCCCGCGGGCAGATGCCTTCAGGCTTGGTCACTTCCGAGGCGTGCACAGTCGACATCGGCCGGCCAGGCTCCATGCCGGTCAGGTGATTGTGCAGCTGGTACTTCACGCTCTTCGTGAAATCCTGGGCCAGCGCCTTCTTGAGGAACGTCATGCCGGCCAAGACAGCATCTCCTTGAAACGGTGCATCGGGACCATCACCCATTCGCCATCGAGGCAAGGCTGACCCTGCTCGTCGACGAACGACACGGACAACGCCGGGCTCTTGCCCTCGGCGCGCGCCTCCTTGGCGATCTTGGCCAGCCAGTTGAACTTGAGGCCCATGCTGGCCTGCGTGGTCGACTTGGCTTCGAGCAGCACCTGCCCGAGGTCGATGTCGCCCTTCGCGCCGGGCATAGCGCCTGAGGCCGGCCGCCCCCTGCCCTCCAGGTCACGCGTCAAGCGCTTCTCGCTCTTACGCCCGGACTTGCCGATGCGGTGCTGCTGACGACGGAGCATGTATGGCAGCTCGGTCAATGGGGCAGCCTCCAGCCGTTGGCGACCAGCCACTCGCGACTGATCTTCCGCTCCTCCTCGGTGAACGCCTTCGGCTGCATCAGCCGCGCCTTGTGCAGCGTGGCCGTCACCGTCTCGCGCTTCGAGGCGTGCGACCCGTCGTCCTTGAAGCCGCCCTTGACGAACGGCGGCGCGATCCGCATCGCCCATTCGACGTCCAGGGTCTTGAGCAGGATGAACCGCTGGACCTGAGTCAGTTGCACGCCTTCCATCACACGCTCTCCACTTCCGCTTCTTTCTCCTGCAGCAACTCGCCGCTCTTGATCATTCGTTCGATGATCATCGCCCGCACGGTCGCGCCGAACTTGGCGTCCTGGTACAGCCGCTCCTTGAACGGCTGGATCGTGTCGTAATGCTCGTCGAGGATCAGCCACCCCTTCTTGGCGTCCTTCTCGAACTTGCCGAACGCCTTCAGGTACTCGGACACCGTGTTGAAATCGTCGCACTGCCCGACCTTCAGGCCGGCGTGCGCCTGGGTCGCCATCGTGAACTTGCCCTCGGCGCTGAGCACCGGACACTTCCACTTGCGCAGGACGAAGGTCGTGTCCTTGGCGACAGGCATGACCGCGGACACCTTCGTGTCCATCAGGTTCTTGCCGTAGACGCGCAGGATGACGTTCGACTGGAACACCGGGGCGTTGCCACCAGGGGTGGTCTCGGGGTTGCCGTAGACGACGCCGACTTTCATCCTGACTTGATTGACATAGAGCAGCGTCGGCTTCCGCCCGCGCTTGTACGCCTGCATCATCGCGTTGGTCGTCTTGCGCACCAGCTTGCCGATCAGGATCGAGTTGCCGCCGGGGTTCGCGCGCTCAGCACTGGCTGTCGCCTCCGACGTGGTCAGGATCGCGGCCAGGCTATCGATCGCCACGATGCCGCAGTCCTCCGTGAGCAGCGCGCTCTCGGCCATGTCGACCATCTGCTCGCCGTAGTTGGGCTGGATCACGACCAGCTTGTCGGTGTTGACGCCGAGCCGGCGCGCCCATGCCGGGTCGAGCGCGTTCTCGATGTCGAAGAACACGCAGACGTCATCCGGCCACAGCATCTGGTGCATGGCGATCGCCCGCAGGACGATGTTGGTCTTGCCCGAGCTCTCAGGCCCATAGATCATCGACGCCGAGCCACGCGGGAAGCCGCCCGCCAAGGCCAGGTCGAGCGGGAACAGCCCGGTCGGGATGCGATCAGCGTCGACGAGCTTGCCGCCGAAACTGCCGATCTCCTCGCCGAAATCCTTCTGCAACTGTGCGAGGAAGTCCTTCACACCGAGCTTCTGGCCCGTCGCACCCTTCTTGATCGACACCGCCACGCGCGCCTCCTCACAGCTCTGAGACGAGCGTTTCGAGCTTGCCGTTCACCCAGGTGCGCGCGTAGTCGAACACCTCGTCGATGTCGCCCGCCGGGCAAGGGATTTTGACGATGACGTTCAGCCGCGCCGACTGGTAGTTGCCGAGGTTCTTCGTGAACGACGCCTCGAAGCCGACCTCGCACCAAGGCTGTGCAGCCATCTGCACTTCCGTCTTCATCGGCACAGCCTCCTGGTGCTGGTCTTCGGCGATGATCTGCTTGGACTTGGCGTCGACCACCGCCTTGGTAATGGTCGCAGCGCCTTCGACCTTCTTGGCTGAAGTGAGCTTCACAACCATCTGTCTCTCCTACGTCATGTCTTTGATTTCGCAGCCGATCGCCTTGAACCATTTCAGGCGACTGGCGGCGTAGCCGGCGAACACCGGGCTATCCATGTCGAGCACGTCCATCACCACCGGCTGGCCCTTGTCGGAATACTCGCGGCGGATGCGGCCGACCGGCTGCGTGACGGCGGCGCGCGGCATGGCGAGGATGCAGGTGTCGAGCCAGTCGATGCTGGTCCCCTCGCTCATCATCGCGTACGTGGCGAACAGGATCGGCTTCACCTTCTCGCGCTCGCGCTGCTCTTTCTCAGCCTTCAGCGATGCGCCGAGATAGAAGCCCATCTGCCGGCCCGAAATGCCTTCGGCCTTCACGCAGGCGCGATGGATCGCTCGCAGGTGATCGACCAGGGTCGAGAACACGACGATGTGGCGGTCCTTTTCCCATGCCTGCTTGACCAGCCGCGCCACCATGTGGTTGCGCACATTGTCGGCGGCGATCATCTTCTCGATATGCGTCGTCTTGCCCGGCTGATGGGGCAGACGCACGACTGTCTTCTCGCCTGTGTCGGGGTCGGCGCGCAGCACGCGCGGGCACTGCCAGTCCGACGTAAACCTGAGCACCTTCGGCACCATCAACTGGGCTTCGGTCTTGGCGCGCAGCGGCCCGATATGGGCCTGGATCAGCAACTCCTTGCCGTCGGCGCGGTATGGCGTGGCTGACAGCCCCAGGCGCAGCAGCGCGGGGAACATGTCGGCCACGGTCGAGAACTGCTCTGCCGGCAGGCGATGGACCTCGTCGAAGATCACCAGGCCAAAGCCCTGCGTGATCCACTCCGGGTACTTGCCGTCCTTCGACAGGCTCTGGATCATCGCCACGCAGAACTTGGTGCCGACCACCTCGCACTTGTCGCCGCGAATTTCTCCGATCTCGCGGTCCTGCAGGCCGAGGAACTTCTTCGCCCCTTCGAGCCACTGCTTGTAAATGTCTTCCTTGGTCGTAATGACCAGGGTCTTGCGGCCAACAACGTACGTGGCGTGATAGCCCAGCACCGTCTTGCCCCAGCCGGTGTAGGCCGAGACGACGCCGCTCAGGCCCTGCTTGAGGAACGCCTCGGTCTCCTTGAACAGCTGCACCTGATGGTCGCGCGGGATCGGGTCCTTCGGGAAATCGACCACTTCGCCGTAGTCGCGCTCGTCCTTATCGCCGACCGGGCACAGCGCGCGGGGCAGATAGATCAGCTTGGCGACCGGGTCGGCGTGCGACAGCAGCACTTCCTCGCCGAAGCGCGACTCAAACTTCATCTTGCGTTCGAGAGCCGCGGCGTACGGGTACACTGCCGACGCACCGGTCGACAGCGGCTTCCCGTGTTGGATCATGTCACTCAGAGCAGGCACCTACGCCCTCCATGGCGGAGAGACGGGGGCAGCGCGGTCTGACTCGCGCCACCCCCTATCAACCCGCCGTCTTGTGGCCAGCGGGCGGAATTTGCAGTTCACTTCACAGCTCGTTTGCAGCTGCGTTGACGCCCTTCTCGTAGCCGACGCCGCCGTGCGCCTTGCCGAGGCCGAGCTCGACCAGCTTTTCGGGCGGCAGGTACAGGATTTCGCCTTCTTCGCCGTCGTACTGGGCAGGCTGCACTTCCTCGATCTTGAGGCCGTACTTCTCCGCGATCGCAGCGAGCGTCTTGTTCTTGCACACGAAATCGAACGTCTTGCCGACATTCGGGTCTCGGGTGTTCTCGCCGCCACGGCTGACGTCGAAGGTGCAGCCGGCGAGCCCGTTGCGCTCGGGCTTGGCCGCGAGCTTGTTCAGGTCCTTCAGCGTGCCTTCCTTGGCGACGAACAGCCGGCGCTGGTTCTTGTAGACCTTGCCGGCGTTCGGCCCCTTCTGGACCGTGTACTCGCTGTGGTCGATCACAGTCATGACGCCGACGAGAGACGGCTTGTTGCCGGCCTCGCACAGCGGGCAAGGCTGGCTCTGGTCGATCTCGGCCGTGCAGACGTAGTGCTTCCAGTCCGAGCCGACCTGGATCGAATGCTCGTAGAAGCGCGGAATGTCGAGCACCCCGTCTTCGTCGAGCTTGCCGTCGAGGAACGTGATCTGCGTGTCCTTGTTGTAGCCGATGTAGAACCGACGCATGCGGTTCATCTCGGCGCGCCGCTCTTCGAACTTGACCTCTTCCGCCTGGACAGCGGCCTTGGCCGCCGCACCCTTCTTGAGGAAGGTCACGCCGCCGCTCAGCTTGACGACGTTGTTGGAGGGACTTTGGCCGTTTCCGGCTGAGGCCGCAGGCTTCGATTGAACCTGGGCTGGGCTTGCCGCCGCAGCGGCGCTTTTGGTCTTGGTGAACGTGAGAGCCATGACTGCTTCCTGCTGGTTTGAGTGGACCAAGCGGTCACTGACTACAGTATGCCAGCGGCCGTACAAATCAAGAGAAATTTGCAATTAACTTCACGATTGGCGATAGAATTTCCGACAATTCGTCAACCTGCATTTCACCAGGGTCTTTGCGACCCTTCGGCGGATGCAGATGATGGATGACATGGTCTTCGCCGAGCGCCTTGGTCACCCTTTCGCGGCCCGAGTCGCCGCCAGCGCCGCGGTCGAACATCGTGATCCACTCCAGCGCGTCGCTCATGCGTTTGAGCTTCTCGAACGACGGCGTGGCGAACAGCGGCGACGTGACGTTGGCGTAGACGCGGCGCACGCTGGCCAGGTCGAACGGCCCCTCGACGGCAACGATCGGCTTGGTCGTATCGATCCAGTGCTCGCCCAGCCACACGATCGGGTTGTTGCGTTTGGCGTGCGTGTACATGCGGTAGCGCGGCTCGACGTTCTCGTCGATCGCCCGCCCATGCAGGCCGACCAGCACGCCATTGAAATCGCGAATGGGGAAGCAGAGACGGTGCTGAGAAGGGTCGCAGCGGACGTCCAGGGCGTCGCACATCGCCTTGTCGACGCTGCGGGTGATAAGGTAGGCGCGAGCCCAAGCCACGTCCCACGCCCGTGGGAAGCCTCCCAACCACCATTCCGGGAACTCGTGCAGGCCCTCTTTCTTCTGCGCCAGCACCTCTTCGATCCCAGGAATGTCGAAATCGAACTCCTGTGTCTCCTCCGCCTCCCATACGAGCTGGTTGGCCTCGCCCCACTTCGCCTCGATCCTTGGCTGGACCTTGTTCAAGCCGATCATGCGCTGGACCAGCGAACCGAGCGTGCCGTGATAGGCGCAGGCGAAGCAGCTGCAATGCGGGTCGCCGTTCTCGATCTTGACCCCGAACACTTCCGGGCTCGAATGGCCGTTCTCATGACGCCACGGCCCGAGCGGGCAGGCTGAGATCACCCAGCCCGTCCGCTTGTGCCGGTTCGCGTTCGTGACTCCCACGACCTTGAGGAACTCGACGATCTTCTCGGCTTTCACGAGCCGCCCCAATCGTCGATCGGCACGTTCTCGCCGGCCGCCTGCCGTTCCAGGGCCGAGGCCATGGCGCAGGTGCACATGTGGTCGACCGCCTCGTTGTGTGGGTCGCCGGCGTGCCCACGCACGTGCTCGAAACGCACGTCCTGGACCTGCAACAGTTCGACCAGGCGTTCCCACAGGTCCTGGTTCTTCACCGGCTCGCCCGCCGACGTGAACCAGCCGTTCCGGCACCAGACTTGCAGCCAGCCGCTGAGCCCGTTCACGCAATAAGCGCTGTCCGATTTGATCAGGTACGGGATGCCGGTCGGCAGGTTCTCCAGCGCCGAAATGATGGCCGAGAGCTCCATGCGGTTGACGGTCGTGCCGAACATCGCGTCCGAGCGCGCCCGGTAGCCGCCGTTGTCGTACAACGCCTTCCAGGCGTACGCCCCAACCCTCCCCTTCTTCATGCAGCAGCCGCCGTCCGTGTAGACGACGATCTGCACTTCGGCGCGCGCGAGACGGGCGTTCGCAACCTTCGCGAGGAAGTTCATGGTCAGCCCCGCTTCACGACCTTGTGGCTGTGAGCGGTGCGTTTCGTATTCAGCACCTGCTGCTTCTGCGGCAGGGTCAGATAGTCGTCGATGTTCTTGAGGGTGATCGTCGCCACCTTCATGAAGACGTCGGTGCCGAGGTACTTCTTGGCGAGCGTCAGGTCCTTGATTTCCCGCGACGAGCCGCGCTTGCCGATCTCGACCTGATACGCGGCACCCTTCTCGACCACCTCCTCGTCGTCGGCGATCTCCAGCGTGTCGATCTTGTCCGTCAGAGCCTTCTTGGCCTCGGCCAGGGGCTTCAGCTTGACCTGCAGCTCCTCGATCTTCTTGAGGATCGGACCCGCCTGCTCGGTCAGCAGACCGACCCGGTCGATCTCCTCGGCGAAGTCGCTCAGCAGCTCGGCGGCCGGCGGCGGAGACACCTGTTTCTTCGGGATCGTGATCAAGCCCATGACAACCCTCCGTGGTTCCTTTGGATTGAACGAAGCGTAGCCCCTGCCCCGCTACATTCAAGGAAAATGTGCACTTAACTGCATGATTCAGACGAAGCTCAGGTCCTCGACCGCGGTCTGCTGCACTTCTGAGAAATCCATCTTCATGAAATCCCAGTTCGACACGAACTCGCCCGTCTCGCCGTTACGGCCCTTGAGGATTTTGACCCGGCGCTGCTTCAGCGTCTCGACGGTCTCCTCCTCGAACACGCCCATGACGATCGAGGAAATCATGCCGATCTCGTCGGTGTGGGCGATGTCGGACAGGTCGGCCTCCTCGCCCTTCTTCTTCTTGGTCACGTTCCTCGAAAACTGCCACGAGCACATCGTCGGCGCGATCTCGTTGGCGATCCTGGTCTTGATCAGGTTGGCGTTGTCGGCGACGCGCCGGTAACGGTCCTTCTCGTTGGTGTTCTTCACCAGATACGCGCCGTCGATGAAGATCGCGTCCGGCTTCAGCTGCTTGGCCAGCAGGTACAGGTCGTCGACCGTGGCGGTCAGGTTGCCGTCGACGATCCAGAACGGGGCCTTGAAGCCCTGCATCTCCTTCAAGCCCTTCTTCATGGTCTTGTAGCCGACCGAAGACATCGCGCCTTTCTTGACGCCGGAGAACGGCACGTGCGCGTGCAGCGCAGCCAGGCGTTGCTCGATCGCCAGGATGCTCATCTCCATCGAGACGAACATGCGGCTCTCGCCCTTGTTCTGCGGGTCGGCTTCGGCCTGCCGCCAGCCGTGATGGGCGCAGTAGAGCATCTGCCACGTCTTGCCGATGCCGGGCCGACCGACCATCGACACCATGTCGGTCAGGTGCAGCCCGCCCGTCATCGTGTCGAGGTAGGGCCAGCCCAACTGCAGGCCGCAGTCCGTGTCGTGGTTCTGCGCGGCGTAGGCCCCGATGATCATGTCGTAGGCTTTGCGCAGGTCGGACACCTGATTGCCGTGCTGCTCGGTCACCAGCTGCAGCACCATCTTGGTGATCTGGTCGAGCGCGGCGTATGAGCCCTCCCCGCCCGGCTGCAGCTGCTCCTGCGCCTTCTTCATCGACGCCTTGATCGACGCCTCCTGATGGCGGACGAGCATCAGGTCGTAGAAATACTTCGACGGGTCGGCCGGCTTGCCGAGCGCCTCGCCGGTGTGCTGCTCGATCGCCTCGAAGGACGGCAGCGCGCCGTACTCCTTCCAGAAATCGCGCACGAAGCCCCACAGCTCGACTTCGTTGCCTTTGAACAGGTGGTCCACTGAGCCGTAGTTCAGCAGAGCCGACGAGGCTCCCTCCGCCACCAGGGCGGCCATAAAGGATTTGCCGAGGCTCATCAGATCATGACCTTCAGGAAATGGGAGTCGAGCATATGGGAGCACGCCGTTCCGTAGAACTTGATGACGTCGCCCATGCTGCTGGCATAAAGGATCGTGTGCAGGTTTTCGGCCCGCCGCTTGAGCAGCAAGTCATAGACCGTGGCCGCCTTCCACGCCGGCAGGTCACCGCCCTCCACCTTCGACAAGCAGAAATTCGGGATCAGCAGGATGGTCGCGCCGACCGGCTCGCCGTCGCTGATATGGTCGAGCACCATCGACAGCGTCATCACCCGAGCGCGGATGAAATTGCGAGTGAACGCACCGGCGATCGCGGACATGCGCTCGTCGACGTTGGGGAACTCGGCGGACGCATCCCGCAGGTACAGCAGGCCCGAGACCAACCCCTCGGCGCGGTGCGTCGGGTACTGGCGCACGTAATTGACCTCGACCTGGCCGCACGTGGCGGCGAGCGGCGTCCACACCCAGCGAGGCTGGATGCCGGCGTCGCGCGCATACGCGTCGAGGTTCTGGACGAGGCGGCCATGCACCTCTTCCTTCAACACCCCGGACTTGAAAGCGTTTGCGTACATCTCATTCCTCGTCAGGGTCGGCCCAGAGCTCCGCCTGTGTCAGCTTCACCTTACCAGACGCCGGCGGCTGTTGTGATATTAATTGCACGGGCTTGAGAACAGAATTCGCCGTCGGAGCCTCCTGCTTCTTCGGCGATGTAGCAGACGACCACAACATAGTCGCAAGGCTGACGTGTTTCAACAAGAAACCGATCGACGGCAGCGATGGCGACTGCTTCAAGCCGGCGGCGTCCTCCGCGTGCTTAGTGAACGCGTCCCAGTTGTCGAGCACCCACGTCAGGATCGCGTCGGCGTTGCCCGGCGGGACCTTCTTGCGGAACTGGCTGAGCCTGCCCCAGTCCTCCTTCGTCAGGCTGACGAACTTCTTGCCGTCAACCGCGGGGAACTTCTGCTTCCAGATCAGCTCCAGGCTCGACGGCGTGTTCGGCTTGTGCAGCAGCTTCGACGCTTTCTCTTTCCATGTCTCAGCGGCAAGCATGTCTTCCATCTTCACGGGTTGATCTCCTTCTCCCGCAAACCCCTTTCCTTTAACGGGTCCGTTCAGGACTGCGAGCGATAGCTCGCTAGGGTCTCCAGGCTGTTCTCCCGGTTGTTCTCCAGGTTCTATGGTGAGGACCAGATTTGCGGGTCCCCCTCCCGCAGATTTGCAGGACCCCTCCCCGCAGATTTGCGGGTCCTCCCCCTTCAAGACCGACTCCGTGCGCGGGGTCAAAGCGACGTGCAAAAGCCACCGTCTCGCGTCGCCTTTGCCGACCCACGCCATGCGGGTCGAGATCAGGTTGGCTTCCCGCAGCAGCTTCATGGCGCGCTCAACCTTATCAGGGCTGTCGCCAATTTCGTCCGCCCAACCATCAACCGAGCGATACGTCCAGCGCCGGCCGTCGTGCAGCACGCCGCCATTGTCCAGGTGGCAGTAGAACGCAACGCGCATCATGAGCAGCGTCGCCGTGGCGTTCTGCGTCGCCTTGTGCAGGCGCGCGATCATGTTCGTAGCGGGCATCCTATCCCCCGACGTGCGAAGGCCCCACGTGCCGTTACACGCAGGGCCTATCGATCAGTCCGTTTCGCCCGGTTCGTTGTCCGGGTCAGCTTCCTCGTTGGCCGGCTCGTCAGACGGCTCGTGCTCGTCCTTCTTCGTCTCGCCGTAGACCTTCTTGAGCAGCGCCGCCTGCATGCCGAAGTTGCCGATGGTCGCCTTCATCTCGGTCTGCAGTTGCTGCTGCTTGGCGAGCGACGCGACGATGCCTTCGATGACCGGCTTGAACTCCTCGTCCAGCCACGCCTTCAACTGGCTCTCGCGGCAGATCGCGTTCTCCGGGCCGGCGAGCTCGAACAGGTAGTGCGCCATCTTGGCGGCGAGCTTACCGTCGCCGATGTTGGCGAGCAGCTCCTTGAGGCCGGCTTCGTCGCCGCCCTTCAACGCGCCGGGAATGAACACGCCGATCGACGTCGAGGCGCGCGAGTCGTTGCGCTTCTCCCAGACCACGTTCGGCCAGGCGTCCCACAGGTTCGGCGGGTTCGCTTGCAGCTTGACGACCTTCTTCTTGGCGTCCTCTTCCGCGAACAGGTTGCCGACCGGAGCCGACCGCACCCGCGCGCAGAAATACGTCGTGCCGTTCAGCCCGAACCTGCCGCCGGGCGCGATGGCCTGCAGCCGTGTGCCGAGCAGAACGTTGCCTTTGCGAGCGAACGGGAAATACTTGCCGCCGGTCGATCCCGGCATGAGTTTCGGCCCTTCGCTTTCCACGTTCACCTTGTTCAGACTTGCCATATCATCCTCCATGATGACCTGCGTGCAGTTGACTGCACGATCACGATAACTCAGTTTCAGCCTTTGGCAAGTGAATTGCCGAGGCCCTTGATGTATTCGTGAACAGACTTGGTCAACGCCGCCTGCGACACGCGCTGATCACCCGTGTCCTTGAGCGCCAGCGACGCCCGCTTGACGATCGTGTCGGCGGCGAGGGCCAGCGAAATGGGATCGAGCTTCGCCTTGACCTTCGGGAAGGTGCCGATCACGGCCTTGACGAACTCCTTCGCCTCCGCCGTGTCGAGGCCGGCGAACCACATGACCTCGTCGATGCGCCCCTCGCGGTACAGCTCGCGCGGCAGCACCTTCGAGTTGTTCGTCGTCATGACGGTCAGCACGCGGCTCTTGTGCTCGGCAAGCCACCACAGCAGCTGGCTCATCATCGTCGCCGTCGTGCCGCTAGTGTCGTGGATGCCGGTCGAGAACACTTTCTCCACCTCGTCGATCAGCGCTACGGCCGGTTCGTCGCCGTCGATGCGGGCGAGGTTCATCAGCATGTTGGCTTCCGACTGGCCGACGTACTTGTTCTTCGTCCCGCCGATGTCGACGCGGTACAGCGGCACGCCGAACTGCTCGGCCACCCACTTCGCTCCCGCCGTCTTGCCGGTTCCGGGGAGCCCGTCGAACAGCAGCCCGCGCGGGATCAGGCGATGGTCGGTCCCGGTCAGGAAGAACGCCTTCTCGGCATGGACCCACTTCTGCAGGCTCGGCGGCGGGTCGTAATAGGTCTGCTTCGTGTCCACCTGGGTCAGGCCGCGCGAGCCCTGGAACGAGCTCTTGCGGGTCTCCATCAGGCCAGGGACGGTCAGGCTGTTGTCGCGCGCCATGGTCAGCCGGCAGAGCTCGGCGACCTCCTTCAGCGTGCAGCCGCCCAGGCCGCGGGTCAGCTCCTCCGCCCGCTTTTGGTTCTCGACCACGGCGTTCAGGAACTTGAGCATCAGCGGTCGCGGCACCGGCACTTCGCCAGCGTCGAACATCGGCTCCGTGACCTGCGGCGGATTGACCAGCAGCAGCGTCGACTCGGCCTTGGTCATCTTCTCGTACAGCATCGAGAGGTTCAGGCCGCTCGGCTTGCCGGGCTCGAACACGACTGCGTACACCGTCTTTTCCAGGTACGGCCCGTTCGACGGCAGCTGGACCGCCTTCTTCTTGACCAGTTCCTGAATGACCTCAGGCAGGTTCAGCGTGTCGTGCGTTTGCACGGCCACAATGGGCAGCTGAGCTTCGATTGCGAGTTTGAGCACGTGTGGCCCTCCTTGGCCCGTATTCATAGCGTGGCACAGCCCCCGTAGAATGCAAGGCGTAAATGCAGTCAACTGCACCGGCGAGGCGTCAGAGGTTCTTTTGCCAGTAGAGCGAGTGGCTGTCGGACACGACCGAGAACGTCCACTCGTCGAACAACCTGATCAAGGCCGGCTACCGCCTGTTCGAGCCGGAATGGAAGTGGGCCTTCAACTTCTTCGCCATGATCAACGCTCCATGGTCATTACGTCTCTTCGATCACCCCGTGTTCCCGCAGACGGCGGCGCACCTCCCTTTCCGTGGCGGCTTCACGCTCGGTCTCCTGCATGACCTTGAGCATGCCTTCGAGCGCCGTCGCGATGCGCTCCGAATGGATCGCCTCTGACGTATGACGCTCGGAATATTCCGAGGGCGTCGTGATGCCCATGCTCCAGCGCCGGCCGAACACAGCGGCGATGACGGCGACAACGAACATGCCGAGGTTTGCAGCTACCTGCACCCAAATCGGCATGCCCGACAGAATGTCGACAGTGGCGTTAGCCCCCGACATGGCGGATGCGCCGTTCGGAGACGCCTGCTTCAGATGCCGCCAGGAACAGGTTGTACAGGTCGAACAGGAACAGGTTCGGGAAGAACGCGATCATCACCGAGCCGCCGTCACGGGCGAGCACGCCGAGCGTGATCTGAAACCAGACGAACACGCTGAACGCGGCCATCGCCATGCGAATGTGCGGGCTCCAGCGGAAGCTCGGGAACGTGCCGTTCACCACCAGGGCGGCGATGCGCCCGACCCCAATCAGCAAGCAGACGTAGCCCCAGACCCACGGCGGCGCGTACTGCCACAGCAACCCGAAGGTGCGGTCATGGCCGAGCGTGACGCCACAGAGCATCAGCAGCATGCCGAAGGACAGCATGACCGAGGCGGCGAACCAGTCGCTCACCCGGATGGCGAAGTTGTGCGCCGCGCCCCGCACGAGCCGGAGGGCGAACGCGAGCAGGCCGATCGACGGGTGCCCCTGGTGAACCGCGATGGTCATGTCAGCGCCCCGTGCGACCGCCGGTGGCACCCTGCGGGTAGCCGCCGTCTTCAGGCGACGCGCCGGGGATTGCCGGTTGAATGTGCATCTTGCCGATCAATGACGCGACCAGCTCCAGCGCCGGCACGGCCTCAGGGGCGAGCATCACGATCAGCTTCTCGATCGTCAGCGCCTCGCTCAGGCCGGTCGACGACCCGAGAATGAAGATCGCTGCCTCGGTGACGACCTCAGCCGCGTCTACCGCAGCAACCGTGTCTGAGCCCACGTCGCCGAACTTGGCCTTGAACGCTGATTGGATCGCCGCGCCGAACGCGTTGATCTGCGTTCCCAGCGTGCTCAGGTCGGTGACCATCGACTGAACGGTGCCGCCGCTTGCCGCGGGCGTGGTCTTGGGGGTGGTTGACGTCGTCATGGCCTTGGTCTCCGGTTGGCCGTCGCCGCAGCTGACGAGGAACGCGATGAGCGCCCTCGCCGCCGCGATGAGGCGCTTGATCACGACGCTTTCGCCGGCGTGACTGCGGCAGGCGGTACGGACGCCACGGGCGTGATGGCTGCGGGCGCAGTGGCCGGAACCTTCTCAGTCCCGATGGACGTGCCGCCGAAGAACGTGCATGCGGCGTTCGACACCACCCAGATCGAGTTCGTGTCGCGCTTGATGGCCGCGGCGTAAGCCTTCGGGACGGTGACGTTCAGCTCGATCTGCTGAGCCACCGTGTCGACGTCGGCGACCGTGCAGGCAACCGCCGCAGCGCCCGCCTTGAGGTTGGCGGCGGCCTGGTTGGCGGCCGGGCTGGAGAGGGCCGCGGTCACGTCGTTGATGCCGCTGACGACTTGACTGCACGCACCGAGCGCGAGCGCGAACGCGCCAGCGAGAACGATCGAGGCGAGGTATTTCATGGTCTGCTCCTTCGGTTATCCGATGATGCGGGCCGCGACGAACACCGCCGCAATCAGCCACGCGATTACGATTGTCCCGCCGCCTTGGAAGCCGGCGGAGGGGTTGTCGCTCATGCTGTTCGCGGCGAGCACGAACAGCGACCAGACGATCGCTGCGAGGACCGCGATGACAGCGAGGACGGTCATTTCGGCGCACTCGGCGCAGCGGGTGCAGTTGACTGCACGACCGGAACCGCGGTCATGCTGGCCTGCAGCTTGCCGAAGGCGGCGGCGACCTTATCGTTGACGTCGGCAGGCGACAGGCCGAGCGCGGCCAGCTCTTTTGGCGCGTCGAGGGCGATCTGGTCGGCGATCGTCTTGACCAGCGCCGAATGCGTGTCGAGCGTCGCATGCGCCAGATTGTCTTCGGCCTTGAAGACCTCCTTCGACGCATACTGCGTGGCGAGACCTTCGACGGTGGTGAGCGCCGCCTGGCTGAAGGTGACGTCGAGGTACTTCTTGGCCAGCACGGCGACTGTGGTGACGCCAGCGCTGATGACTGTGCCGAGGAGGGCGTTGATGTAAGGGGCGGCGTCTGACACCGCCTGCGCGCCGGTGACGATGGTGGTGGGGTCGGCCATGGGACTTCTCTCTCAGTTGCAGTCGTGGGGGTTGAAGGAACAGACCGCGATAGCGCGGCCGACATCGAAGGCACCGCACCCGGAGGCGGCGGCAGCGATGGCGAGCAGCAGCGCCAGGGCGATCGCGCGGGTCATGACGTCAGCCGCTTGAGCGCGAGGACGAACAGGCCGAGCAGGATGCCGAGGTACGCCGGCCAGAGCTGCGACCAGAGGTCCCAACCTTCCGGCGCAGGCCCATCCGCCATGCCGATCCCGAACAGGATCAAGAACCCGAGCAGGATCGAGACGATGATGATGCAGACGCCGATGACGATCCTGAGCATGGCGTTCAGTCCTTCGTTGCGGCGTCGAGCGCGGCCCACGTCGCCGGATTGACGTCGTTGGTGACAGGGAGGCCGACGGCCTTCTGGAACACGCCGATGGCGGCGCGCGTCGAAGCGCCCTCGTCGTTGTCGACGCCGAGCTGCGGGTTCGCGCCGACCTTGCGCAGCCGCCACTGCAGATCGGCGACCGAACCGTGCGGGTAGCCCGAGTCGGTCGGATGAGCCGCGACGGTGTCGCTGGCTGCATTGCGCGGCGCGCCGCCATGCGACGGCTCCGGCGTGACGTTCGGCGGCAGCTCGACCTGATGGGGAGCCGGCAATCCGTGCAGCGCCCAGGCCGGCAGCGGCGCGTCGCCGAACGCGTCAAACTGCTCTTTGACGAAGCCCTCGAACTTGGTCCAGGTCGCCGAACCGATCTCGCAGATGTCGACGTGGCCCCCGCCAGCCGCGCCGAGATCGTGGTGCATGCAGAAACCACGGCCCTGACCGCCCGGCGCGTACTGGCAGGGGATGCCGTATTGCTTGAGCAGCCACGCGGTCGCCCAGGCCAGGCCCCTCAGCGTCTCGTCGGTGACGCCCTGCGCCGTGAAGCCGGGCGCTTCGATAGAGACGCCCTTGCCGTTGAACTCGCATTCGGCCCACGCCTTCATGCTGAGCGGCACGAGCTGCGAGAACTCGCTGCCGTCGGTGTTCATGCAGAGATGAGCGCTGGCCTTCGTCGCCGCGCGGCACAGCCAGTTGACTGACCCGGCGTAGCCGCCTTCCATCAGGTGCAGGATGACGAGGTCATGGGCAATCAGCGCCGGCGTGTAGTTCGGCGACGGAACCTGCTTGAGGGCCGGGACGCTCACAGTCATCCTCCGTGATGTGCAATTGACTGCACTGTTCTACGCGCAGTTCTTCTTCCTCGCATCCTTAATGCAGGACGGTGGTACAAAATTCGGGCCAGATCATAGCCCGGTGACGACCACGACGCGCCGGTTCGCCACCGCAGCGGCGGCGAGCGAATGGAGCACCTCCATCTTCATCGCCACGACTTTTGGCGTGGGATTCCCGCCATGGAGAACCTCCGCCTTCGCGGCGACGAGCTTCGGCTCAGGATTGCCGCCGTGGAGAACTTCGCCTTTGACGGCGACAATGACAGCGCTGGTCATGTCGACACCTTCAAGCCGCACTTAGCGGCGTTGACGGCAGCAGCGGTCCACGCAGCCGAAGTATTCGGGTCGACCTGGAAAATGCCGGTGACGTGACCGTAGGTCGTCGTCAGAGGCGTGCTGGTGCCGTCCTTCTCTTGGCCGCTGCTCACCACCAAAGGTTCGAGGCTGCACGCGCCAGCGTCGGTCTTCTCTGCGACGCCCAACACCCTGACTGCCCAGATATTGGCCGGAACGTTCGCCAGGGACGCCATGCCGAACAGCTCCTCCTGCCCGTCCGTGTTGGTCAAGGTCAGCGAGTTCGCGCTACTCCACTGATTTTCGTTGACCATTGCATAGTGCGACGTGCCGGAAGACGGCGTGCCGTTGTTCGGTCCGGCATCGCTGTTCGGTTTCAGCGTTTCGATCTTCGAGTCGCCGAGGCGGCCCGTATTCGGGGCGGTGTTCGGGTCCAGGATGTAAAGGTCGTCGTACCACGTGTTCGGGCCGTTGCCGCCGTGCGTGCTGCCAAACAAGACGCTGTTGAAAGTCGCACCCCCTGCGCCGGCCGTGTTGACTCCCGTCAGGTTCATGACCTGCACGCCGTCGATCCACACCTCGAAGACGCCGGCGCTAGAACTCAATTTGGCGTGGACTTCGACCCAATGCCAGGCCGTCGGGCTCGGAGTGAAAGCATAGGTCCCGAGGCTCGTTCCGAAATCTCCCCTGTAGACGGCCAACGCGTTCACGTCAGTGCCCCAGGTCACTTCGCATTCAAGCCCGGCTGCGCTTGAAAATGCGAAGAGCGTACCCGAACGCCCGGAAACGAACATGATGGCCGCGCCAACCCACAACTCGTTGAGCGGCGAGGGCAACGCCCTGGTGATGAAGTTGCTGTACCCACCGACTTCGAAAGCGCCCCCGCCGAAGCGTCCGCCCGTCGTGCTGAAACTCGTACCGCTGATGGTGTACTCCATCCCCAGGTCAGCGTCGGTGGCGTACGAGTCGAAGCCATCCATATGAACGATTGACATGACTTAGCTCCTGGTCGCGGAGAGCGTGACGCCGATGTTGGCGAGGGTCGTATCCGCCGTGGCGGGTGCAATCAACTGCAAACTGTCGCCCGCGGCGAGATTGACGTTGTTGCTGATGGTAATCACGCCGACGGTGGCGCTCGCCGCCCAGGCGATCGTGCCGATCTGCGTGCCGTTCTGCATGATCTTCACCGTGGTCGCCGCCGTAGCCGCGCTGGCCGCCTTAGCGAACGAGCCTGAGGCACCGGCCGGAATTTGCAGCGCCACCGGCGGAAGATATTGCAGCAGGATTTCACCGTTCTGCATCAAGCCGGTGATCGAGACGCTGATGCCGACCGGCTGCGACACGTTCTCCCACTTGCCGGCCGAGCCGCTATAGACGAGCTGCTGATTGTTCGTCGGGCTGCTCTCGGCGACGTCGGTCAAAGCCGCCAGCGCCGTAGCGCCAGCGGCGGTGGGGGCTACCGGCACCCACTTCGCCGCCGAGTTGCTCCACGACAGCAGGTAGCCGTTGATCGCCGACCCTTCGCTGACGCTCACGTCACCGAGCCCGCTCAGGCTGAAGCTGGCGTTGGTCGGGATCGCCGGAGCGCCGGTCAGGTCGCTGAACGCGCCGGATTTCGCAACGGCGGCCAGCTGCGCCGGCTCCCATTTGCCTGCCGTGTTGTTCCAGACCAGCGCGTAGCCGTCGATCCCCGATCCCTCGGTGGGGATGCTGACGTCGGTGAGGCTCGACAGCGCCGTCGCTCCAGCCGACGCCGGAGCCGCCGCCTGCCACTTCTGAGCCGCCTCGTTCCACGTCAGCACGTAACCGCTGATCGCCAGCCCCTCGGTGATATTGACGTCGGCCAGGCCAGCGAGGCTGAAGCTGGAATTCGACGGAATGACCGGAGCGCCAGCCAGATCGCTGTACTCGCCCGACGTGGCGACAGTCGCCAGCGCCGGCGCGCCGGACAGGTCGGCGTAATGCCCGCTGAAGGCGACGAGGGACAGGCCGATCGGCTGCCATTTCATGGTGGACTCATTCCAGGCGAGCACATCGCCGTTGATCGCCGATCCCTCAGTCACGGCGACGTCGGACAGTCCGCTGAGCGCCGTAGCGCCTGTCGCGATCAGCGTCGGCTCCCACTTGGCGGCGGCGTTGTTCCAGGTCAGGGCGTAGCCGTTGATGGCTGCGCCTTCCGCCACGGTGACATCGTTCAGATCGGCAAGCGAGAACGAAGAGCCCAGCGCCGCCGCTGGCGACACGTATTCCCACCCCGTCTCCACCGCGTTGACGCGGATGAGATCGCCTGCCTTTCCCACATATGAGCCGGGGCCATCCTGAATTCCGACGACCTTGTAGGCCATCACCGCGGTCGACGGAGCCCAGGCCGCGCCGTTCCACAACAGGCCAGCGCCAGCCGGAATGGCGCTCGCGCCGCCGGTCGGATAGGCGACGTCGCCGACATTGCCGAGCGATGGCACCGTGGTCAGGGTCGTGATCGGCACGAACTGCGCCTTCGGCCCGGCCGCATCATAGACCAGGACCCAACCGTTCTGGGCGTCGGTGCTGACGACATCCGGCAAGCCAAGGAAGTCCACGGCCGGGATCGCCGTGATGAACTGCTGTGGCGTCCACTTGCCGGTCGCTTGGTTCCAGGCCAGCGCCCAGCCGTTGATCCCAGCCCCTTCGGCCACGTTGACGTCGGACAGCCCACTGAGCGGCCCGGTGAAGGCCGGCGTCTTCGGCTCCCACTTCCCGGCGGCGTTGAACCAGGTCAAAACCTGCCCGTCGGTCGGCGCGCCGGTGACGTTGGTCAGATCGTCGAGCACTGACACCGTCGAGACCGGGTCGACCGTCCAGTTGGTCGTGCCGCCCTGGAACGTCATGAACAAACTGGTCGCGACATCGTACAGCCGCAGCTTCAGCGGCGGAATGACGAATTGCCACCCGTTGAAATAGTAGGCGACGTTATTGTCCTGCCCCGACCACAGGCCGGTGCCGCCAGGCGCGACGATGTAGGCGTCCCCGGGGTTCGGACTGGCCGGCGGCGTGTTCAGCGAAGCGCTGAGCACCGAGCCCCTGAACAGCGAGTCCATCGCGATCAGGAACTCATTGAAGACCGTCTCCTTCTGCGCCTGCGAGGCGGACATCAGGGTCAGGCCCAGGACTGGACTGTTGCTCACGGCGAGCTCCTCAACTTTGCAATTAACTGCATCAAGCGATTACGCCATGCCCGAACCCGCGACCGATCTTCTGGCTGATCTGATAGATCGCAAGGTACACCTTCGCCTGCGCCGCGCCAAGGTCCGCCGCCTGCATTGCCGCCGTGTAAACGAACGACGCCCCCAGATTGCCGTCGAGCGACGCCATGAACGTCGTGCCGGGCTTGCCGGAGACGCCGGAGTAGGTCTTGACGGCGGACGTCTGGTTCGCTTCGCTCAGCACGTCGACCTCGTAAGCCTCCGGGCTGTCATTGGCCGGGATAGTCACGTCCGATCCCGAGAGCCACTGGCCGTTCTGGCGCACGCGCGGCCACCAGTCGACCTCGACGTCGCCATCAACGTTGCGGAACTTGCGATAGACCTTCACCGTGTACGGCCGCATGGCGTTGCCGGTGTCGGTGAAGGGGAACGGCACGGCGGCGGTCGACGTGCTTTGCAACGTCGAGAGGGCCTCGTAACTGTCCTGCACGCCGATGTCGGCCATGGTCGTCACGACGCGGTTGATCGAGCTGGCCATACGGACGAAATACTCGCCGTTTTGATGGCCGTTGATCAGGTGCTCGGTGCCGCGCAGCCCGCGCAGGAAGTTCGACAACTTCCACAGGCTGCTGCTGCCCACCTGGACGGCGCTGGCGTACTGCACCACTTCGCCGCCGATGATCGTGGCGTTCAGCGGCTGGATCAGCATGTCGTCTTCCGACGCCGACAGCAGGTCCATGCCGTTCGAGATGAGCACCGTCAGCTCCGACTCGCGGTCCCAGTAGCAGGCGTGCATCTTCGGCGCGAGCGCATTGAGACAGATGCCCTGCGGCACGTTGAACGTGCTCGACGCTACCATCTCCCACGCCGACCCCGAGGTTGGCGTGATCATGTCGAGACCAAACGCGGAGGCGACGCTCGGCGCGGCGGCGTCGACGTAGAGAGAACCGCCCTGCCAGGCGTTGAACGCACCGCACAGCATCACATAGAACCCCGGCCCGTCCGTATCCGTGTCGCTCAGCAGCGGCGTATCGAGCATGAAAGCGACGGTCTGCGACGTCTGCGCCGTGTTCTGGTTGCCGCCCACCGCAGCGTCGAGGTCTTCTTCAACCTGGTCGGTCGGCTTCAGGTTCGGGTCGACGTAGTAATGGTCGACAGCGTGCACCTCCAGCAGGCCGTTCGCGCCGATGTGGACCTCGGTGCAGTAATACTCGTCGAGGTAGTTTGGATCGGCCTTGCTCGGCATGCGGAAGGCGTCGGTCGGCTCCACCGTGATGTACTTGCGCGGCAGCATCATCTTGTACGAGTGGCGCGCCATCATCCGATTGGCGAGCAGGTTGTTCACCGCGGTCTGCGCCACGGAGCGATCGAGGGCCACGGTCACGTCCATGTCCTCGACCATCAAGCAGGGCGTGTTGTAACGTGCGGCGTACAGCGAATTGACCGAATAGTTGCGGGCCGGCTCCTGGTACTTCAGGTTGATGCGCTGGGGGAGATCGTAGTCGGACATGACCGTGATCTCTTGCGACGGCGGCAGCGGCTCGGTGTCCGCATGCGCGCCGAGATCATTGCGATCGAAAACCTGCCGCGCGCGCTGGTTCAGCATATTGAAGATGATCTTGAACCCCGACTCGGCGGCGTCGAGCGGGAATACCTTCTGCAGGTCGGCGACCACTTCGCGCGCCGAAGTGTTCGAGACGATGGCGAAGCCGCCGAACGGCGTCGGATCGACGTTCGACAAACAGTCGAATTGCCCCTCCTGGAGCCCGGCCTGGTAGCAGACGTCGGTCAGGATTTCGGGCAGGCTCGTGGTCCCGTTCGGCGTGCGCTGCACCTCGACATTGAAGGTCGGGATCGTGTTGCCGAAATCCATCAGCTGCAGGTTCGTGATGACGAAATAGCAGCAGTTGCGGAACGACGGCACGTAACCCTGCCCGAGATAGCCTTCAAGGAGACCGTTCGGCCCCTGCCCGTCCGTGCCGAGATAAATCTCCATGTTGTCGAAGCGGTTGATCTGCGACAGGTACGTGTTTTGATTGTTCAAGCTCGAATAGAGCTCGTCGATCACCGCCGTGACGCCGCCCTGGTCAGGGTACAGCATCTTGTTAAATATGGCCGAGCTGTCGTCAGCGGTGGTGTCGTCGATCGGATGCGACATGATGTAGGTCACCGCATCCGCAGGCGTCCCCAGCGTGACCTCGGCGGTCATGTAGTTGTTCCAGGCGAAGACGAAGGCCGAAGCGGCGGCGTAGTCGACCGTTACCCCCTCTTCGTCGATCAGATAGGTCGCTTCCGCCTGGTACGCGGCGTCGAAATCGGATTGCGTATTGCCGGCGACCACCGGATTGACCCACAGCAGCTTCTGGTTCGCCCAGATGCGGTTGACCTGATAGATCGGGCCGCCGCAGACCCCCAGCGCCACGTCGACCGAATAGGTGAACGTGTACGTCTTCGCCGAGTGGCCGAAGATGCCGCCCTTGCCGCCACCCTTCTTCGACGCCTGGTGCGTGTGCATGGTCTCGATCAGCGGCGAGCAGAAGATCATCTGCGCCGGCACCTTCATCGTCCCCCAGACGCGCGGGATGACGTTGCCAGGCGAGACTGGCGGTACGTTGATGTTCGACAGACGCGAGCCCCACTGATCACGCGGTTTGGGCGTGAACAGCGCCGTCAGCAGCATGCCGCCGAGGCCGATGATCAGTTCGACGGCGAGCGCGGCCATCAGAAGGTCTCCTCAGTGCCGGGCAGGTTGTACAGGCAGTGGAACTTCGTCGCCCACAGCCGGTTCCAGCCCTGCTCGACCACGGCGTCGAACTTCGAGAACGAATGGACGATCGTCATGCGGCCTGCCTGCTCGCCGATGAAGGCGAAATGCTGCGGCTCGGCCTTGTTCCAGCCCCAGAATACAGCGAGATCGCCGGGGATGATGCGATCCTGACGCGCCGGCTTCCACAGCTGAGCGTCGCACGGCACCAGCAGCTGCCAGCCCTGCGGCATGGTGCTGTACGCGCTCGGCGCGTCCACCGGATGGCCGACGCCCTTGGCCACCTCGATCAGGAGCCCGACGCAATCGATCCCCGCCCGTCCGCGCCCCTGATGGCGGTAGGGCGCGCCGACCCACTTGCGGGCCTCCGCGACAATGTCGCGCCGCTTCAGGACGTAATCGACAGGCAGGTCTTCCGGTCGCATCGTTCAACCTCGTGCACTTAGCTGCACGCCATTATCACTTCGTCGCCTTCGGAGCATAGCCCTGGTTCGAGATGTTCGGCGTCGACAGCGCGCGATCTTCGGTCGGCATGTCGGGGAACGCCCGCAGGTTGTCGACGTTGTTGAAATTCTGGCAGGCGAAGCGGGTCTTGGCGCAGCCGACCGTGACGACGAAAGTGTCGCCGATCTCGATCGGGTTCGGCATCATCTCAAGCAGCTGCATGTACGGCTTCGAGCTGACGCCGCCCTGCGTCACGACGCCCAGCGAGTCACGCACGTCGACCTGGAGACCGGCGTTCTGCCCGGTCAACCAGATCAGCGTGCCGTACTGGAAAACATGCGACGGGTAGACCACGCGGTCATGCTGGAACGTCATGGCATTGAGCCGCCCCAGCACAGCGCCTTGCGTCTTACGGGCGTAGAACGCCGTCCAAATCACGCCGCCGTCGGCCACCTGCGCCAACGCCGGGTTATTGGCGGCGGACCCCAAGGGCTGCGTCGAGTCCGTGACTGCGACCGAGTACGCGACGGTCGGCCAAGCGGGCTCAGTCGCGCCCGAGGCGGCGGTCGCGGTCGGCGGCGTAGGGTCGGCGACAACGTTGCCGACGCCGCCCTGCGTGATCGCATAATCGTTATAGTTTTCCTTGCCGCTCATCAGAGCTTGATCCCGAAGATGTCGACCGGCGTGCCGGTGTACGTGAACTGGCTGAGGTTGTCTGGGGCCGGTCCGACCGCGACCTGCGTGTTGTCGTTCGGACCCGCGTCATCGAGCGCCGAGAGCCCCTGCCCCGGCTTGGTCGGTTGAACGACCGCCGCCTCGTTGCTCGTCGTGTACTGAGCGTAATACCAGAAGCCATTGTCGACGGTCGGCTTGACGACCGCGCCGATGGTGGCGTCGGACAGCAGCCCCAGCCGATAGGACGTGTTCGGCTGCCAGGTCGGCGCGTCGAGCTTGACCCCACAGCGCGGGTCGCCGAGCTGCGCGCCACACTGCAGCGTGTAGAAATAGCCGAACGGCTGCTGCATCTGCTGGAACAGCGAGCGCAGCTGAGTCGTGAACTGACCCTCCTTCATGACGATCTCGCCGAGCATGCCGCCGCGCAGCGGGACGATGCCGTACTCGGGATGGTCGGGGCAAATCCAGAAGACCTGCACCTCCGCGTTGGCCCACTTGCCACCCTTGAGATCGCTCTCGGTGATCAACGTGCTTTCGAGGACCTGGCACTCCATGTTGTCGACGGAGACGTCCGCCTTGCTGACGATCGCCGATCCGTTGAACCCGTTCGCCGGCGTGTACGTGTCGCCGTTGTAGACGAACGACGTATCCGACGATGTGAAGCCGAAGCGCTGGCCGTCGGTGCGCACCACCAGCCATGCCGTGTCGACGCGGGCCGCCTGGCTCGTCAAGACAGCAAACAGAGGCGCCGGAACGGTGCGCATGACGCCCTCAGAACGCGCTCGGGCGCACTTCGATCAACTTGACGCTGTTCGAAGAGCCGATGCCGTAGTCCTCCAAGGTCACCGGGAGGACATCGGTGTCGAAACGGCACGGGACGAAGAACCGGTAGCCGGCCGAAATCTGGGCGTTCAGCGGCGGAGCGGGATGGATCGAAACCGTAACGCCCGTGACGGTCTCGACCACCGAGCCGTAGGCGTTCGGATAATTGACGCTGATCGAGCTGCCGTCAGCGGCCACGGAGACGAGCGTCGCCGCCACGCCGAGCGGGATGTTGTTGACGTTGTGAGCGAAACCGCTGAGCAGAACCTGACGGTCGACATAGGGCTTGAACGCGGTGAAATCGCCAGGAGCGCCGGTCAGCGTGGCGACTGCAGCCGCCAACGCGCCCTTGGTGATCGGATCGGCGAGCGTCTTCGACAACGGCGAGCTGAAGGTGACGATGCCGGTGTTGTCGTCCACCGTCCAGGACGAATAGGCCGCGCCGTTGATGCCGATCTGCACCGTGCCGGGCTCCGGCCGGACGATCGGACGGATCAGCGACGTGGTCGAGGCCGCGTAGGTCTTGGTCAGCTGGAACTGATATGTCTGCCCGTCGCCCTGCCCGATGACCTGGTCGAATGGCGTAATCGGAGGAGCCTGGCGCGCCTCGTAGGCCACGGCGACCGACGACGTGTAGTCGACGTGGTCACGATAGTTGAAGGCGTACAGCCGGCCGCGCATCGCCCTGAAGAAGGTGATCAGTGCAGTCAACTGCTCCATGGTGCGCACGCCGAAAGCGACGTCGTACTCCATCAGCGGCTGATCCCAGCGGCCGATGCGTTGGTCGTCGCCGCTGTCCACGACAATGACGTCGGTGGCGAAGCGGGTCGAACCGACCGAGTTGTAGCTGATGTCGTCGGGGAAGACGTCTGAGAGGATCACGTTCGTGAACTCGTAAGTTGGAGTGCGGGTGCTCAAAATCTGAATGCAGAGCTGCGTGAAGTACCTATTCGCCGGCGGCGTGTTTCCGTGCACGTCAACGTTCGCCGTCGTGAAATAGCGCTTCACGTTAGGCACATCGCCAACCACCTGGGCGTATGCCTGCGTCACACGGTCGTTCGACCTCGAAGACGACCCGAGCGCCGTTCCATTCGCCGTGGTGAACCGCTCGCTCATACGGTCACGAACCCGATCTCTGAAGCCTGCGCCGCAGCCTTGGTCCACACGCCGCCATCGGGCGGCTGCGCGTACAGCGTCTGGCTGGTGATGTAATTCGCTGAAGCGGCGACCGGCGGGCCGTCCATCTCGACGCCGCCGTGCACCATGCACGCCTCGTACATGCCGGTGCCTGCCGCGTCCTTCCTGGCCCGTACGTTCACCCCGACGGCCAGAACGTCGATCATGTCGGTCGGGAGTGCCCCGAGCGTGAACAGCTCCTTCTGCGCTGCCTGATTGGTCGACAGATAGCTGGCGTCGCCATCGGGGGACTGCTCGTCGATCGACGTGTAATGGCCAGCCCCGCCGCCCGTCTGCGCCATCATGTTCGGGGTAGCGTCAGCGTTCGGGAACACTGAATGGACGACGCAATCGCCGAGGAACGTGTTGAAGGCGGTGCCGCTCTGGTCGCAGAGATAAAAATCGTCGAACAAGCAATCCTGCAGCCCAGATACGATGCTGTTTTCCCCACCGAGGTTCACGCCGCCGCCGAACTCGAACTGGTTCACCAGGGCGGCAGCCAAGGAATAGCAGGTCTTGGCCCCGCTGACGTTGATCACGACCGCGCCATCGACCTTCACCTGAACAGAACCGGCAGTGCCGAGGCCCGGCGTGTACATGACCTCGATATACTGCCACGTGTTTTGGAACAGCACGTTCGGATTGGACGCACCAACTAGATCGCCGTCCTGCGTAAGCAACGAAATGCCGTTCTGCAGGTTCATGGCCAGCACCATCTGCGTGTAAATATGCCCCAGCAGGTTATTGTACTTGAACTGACAGATACCGCCCACAGCTTCAGGATTTTGGAGGTTGCTAGCGTTGCCGTTGAACGCAAAACCAACGACGACGCCGGCTGACGTCTTGAACGGCAGCTCCGTGTCGTTCAAACCCGAAGCCGAGTTAAACGAAAACCCGATCCCGGTGCGAGTGTTGGCGCTCGACTGCTGGCTGAGGAATGATCCGAGACACTCATACCCCGACGTGGCCATAATCTGCGTGATGTTCTGTCCGTCCGAGCCGTAGGCGTCGAAGCCGTCGATGAAAAGCAAAGCCATCTTCTTACCCCGTCAATTGTGCTTCGCGCCCATGCGCTGCAGGCTGGCGTGCGTCTGGGCCATGATTTGCGGCTGCGAATAGCGGAAGCTGCTCGCATTCGGCGTGTTGACGATCATCGTCAGGCGATGGCCGCCCTGGTTCTGTCGGCCGCTGTCCGCGTGTTGCGTGCCGGCCGGCGTGCTGGTGTTGGCGAGCATGTCGGCCATGCGACTCATCAGAGCGGTCGAGCGCTGATCCTGCTGGGCGGTCAGCACCCGCTCGCCACGCTGCAGGATGGCCGGGAACTCGTCGTCCCCGAGTCCGTCGTGGAACCGCCGCGCGCCGGCGAAGATCGCAGGGCTGACCGCACGCATCGCCGTGTTCGAGTAGCCGACCAGGCCGCCCTCGTGGAACAACGAGAACAGGCCACTGAACATGCCGCCGAGCAGGCCGCCGCTGCCGCCGATGTTGCCCGCCGCCGCCGTCGGCGAGCCTGCGCCTTTGGTCAGGCTCGAGAGCATCTGGTCGAGCGAACTCGACAACGACGTCATGCCCGGCGTCGCGGTCGTCGCCTTGGTGCCGAGCTGGCCGATGCCCTGGTCGAGCGAGGTCAGGCTCTGGTTGGTCGTGGACACCGACGACTTCATCGTCTGCGCCATCGCCTCCTGGGCCTGCTTCGACTGGCGCAGAGCCGCCTGGAACGCCTGGTCCTGATCGCTCGGTTCGCCGATCGTCTTCGACAGATCGTCCGCCTGCTGCGGCTTGATGTAGGCCAGCCGCTGCTTCATGGCGTCGTCGTAATTGCCCGCGGTCGCATACGCGCCGTAGCGGCCGTTGTGCAGGCCGGCGAGCGCCTGGTCGTCCGTGGTCGCGTTGGCGGCGTCCGGCCAGTTCTTCTTCATCATCGCCAGGTGGTCTTGCGAACTTTGGTCGTAGCTGCTGTACGCCCGGAACGGCTGCAGCATCCGCCGATCTTCGCCGTCGATGTGCTCGGTGGTCATCAGATTGTTCGTCGGGCCAGTCCAGCTCGTGCCGGCCTTCATCCCGAAGTAATTGTTGCCCGGCGCGGATTTGCCGTTGGTGCTCTCCAGCGACGCCTGAGCCGCGGTGATACGCGCCTGCTCATCGGTCATCCCCGACGCCAGCGCCTTGCGGTACGCGTCGTTGATAAACGTGGACATGCTGCCATTCGCCGGAGCGCCGGTCGACGTCACGCCAGCGAAAGCCGCTTTCGTCGCGTTCAGGTCGCCGTAAGGAGATGCTCCCCCGGTCGTCTTGCCGAAGGCCGCAAAGGTCGCGTTCAGGTCGCCGTAAGGAGATGCTCCAGGCGTCGCCGCCAGTGCAGTTGATTGCACGCCGGGCAACGGCGTACCAGCCGGCGGCAACGCTCCAGGCACTCCGGTTGCGGTCCCAGCCTCGGTCGCGGCCCCCGCCGCAGCGGTCGCGCTGTTGATGGTGACGTTAGCCGCCTGCACGCTCAAGTTGGCGGTCGACAGCGTCTTGTCGATCTGGCCCTTCGCCAGGCCGCCGAGCGCGTTCGTACCCTGCTGCGCCTTGCCGAACATGTCGCCCAGCAGTCCGCCCTGCCCGCCGCCCGTCAGCGCCCCCTCGACCTGCTTCGACAGGTACGAGAACGACTGGTCCATCATCTTCTGGCCGAGCGAGGCGAAGAACTTGTCGAAGGCATACTTCTGGCCGTTCAGCGACTCGCCGATGGCGTGCGACAGCCCGGAGCCGAAGTCCTGCGTCATGGTGTCGAGCGTCTGTTGCGTGTCCTTCACATCCTGGATCATGCGATTGTTGGACGTGATCTGCGCTTCGATCGCCTTGCCGGACGCGTCGTCGGCGATGACGCCTTCCTTCTTCAGCTTGGTGATCTCCTGCAGCGACTTCAGGTCGGCCTCGCGGTACTGGCCGATGATCGACAGCTGCTGCAGCTCCTCCTGCTGCGACTGAACGATCGCGCCGAGCGGGTCGCGCGCTTCGAGCGTGTCGTTGTTCAGCTTCGTCCGCTCGCGGTTGAACTCCGCCTGCGAGATCGTGCCTTCCTTCAGGCGCTGATCGAGGATGGAAAGCTGCTCGTTGTAATTCTGGATCGCCTCGGCCTGCGGGTTCAGGCTCTTGAACTGCGCCGTCTCGTTCTCGATCTGCTTGGTCAGCTCCAGCACCTGACGCAACTGGTCGAGCTGCGCCTGCGTGTAGCCCTTGTCTTTAGCCAGCGCGGCGATCTGCTGATCGATTTGCAGCCGCTCCTTGTCGGTGTTGGTCAGCGCGCCGGCGAGCGCCAGCTGGTTCTGCAGCCCGGTGACCTCTTCCTGGAACGACTTCTGCCGCTGCGCGTCCTGCACTTTGGTCATGCTGGCGCGCATTTCGCTGGCGTCCGCATCGGTGAAATGCGGGTTCGACCGGCGCTGCTCGGCGATGGCCTTCTCGATCTCGGCCTGGTTCTGCTCCTCCTTCGTGTACGCCTGCGCCGCCTGTAGCTGCTCCTGCCAGCTGTCGCGCATCTTGTTCATCGGATCGAGCGCCTGGCGCTTGATTTCGAGCTCCTTCTGCGCGGCGGCGATGGAAGACGCATACTGCTGCTTCTGGCTCTCCGTCATCGTGCTGAGGAACTGGTTGAAGGTCGACTCCTCCTTCTCCAGGTCCTGCAATTTCTTCTGATACTGATCGAACGCCGCCAGGGACGCCTCGATGCCGGTGCCGGTTTGGACCTCGCCGTTGACCGGCGCGCTGGGCGCTGCAGAGGCGGTATTCACCCGATGCTGCTGCCGTTGCGCCTCATTCATGTCTTCCGCAGCGGACGTCGTCTCTCCACGCCCGACCGTAGCGCCCGGACGATACTGACCCGAGTCCTTCTCCGCCTGCATGCGTTTCTTGAATGCCTCCTGGCTCTCCAGGCCAAACGAGGCCAGGCCGGCGTGCCACTCGTCGCCCCAGGTGATGCCTTGCTTGCCGAACGACTGCTGCTGCTTGACGACGTCGCCCATCTCCTCGCCGGCCTTGTGGGCGGCCCACAGCGCCAGCATGACCTCGCCGAGCTTGAGCGACAGCCGCTCCAGAGACGCGATGCCGCTCGCCGCCGCACCCTCGGCAGCCGTGGCGGAAGCAGCCGCAGCTTCACCCGCGGCCGTGGAGGCGACCGCTTCGGCCTTGAACAGCGCGGTGACGCCGCTGATCGAGCCGCCCAACAGCCCGAACACCTTGCTCAGACTGACGGCGGAGGTCGTGATCAAGACGAACGCCTCCAGCCCCGCCCGCGTCGAGCCGTCCATGCCCTTCAGGAACTCGGTGACTTCATGGATCGCGCCGGCCAGCATCTTGGCTCCGGCAATGGCCGCAGGGAAAATGTCCTGACCAAGCTGCTCCTTCAGCTCCGTCCACGCCGTGGTCATCTCGTTCATGGCTTTGTCGAAGTCGTTCTTCATGTCCTCGGCGTACTTGTTCGCCCCGCCGGTCGGGTTCTCGGACGTCGCGATGTTCTTCTTCAGCAGGTCGACCTTCGAGGCGAGCGCCTCGATCTGCTGCTCCTGCCGGCCAGCGGCGATGCCGAACTCCTTCAGGAACGCGCCAGGATCGCCGCCGCCCTGTTTGATCTTGGCGACGACCTCCAGCATCTTCTCGTACACCTGGTCAGGGTGCTGCTGGGCGAGCTTGGTCATCTCGTCGGCGGTCATGCCGGTGCGCTCGGCCAGGTCCTTCAGGCCGACGCCCGACTCGCGCGCCTGCTTCTCGATCTGTTGCAGCACCATGTTGAACTGCATGGCCTGCGTCATCGGCCGGCCGCCGATCTTGTCGAAGGTCGCGGCGTAGGCGGCGAGCGTCTCGGAACTGACGTTCATGCCGGCCGTCATCGACGCCAGCATGCCGGTCATCTGGGCGAGTCCCTGGACGCCGCCGCGGGTCTTCTCGCCGAGCAGGCCGAGCGTGTCGGCGAGTTTGGTCACGCCCTCGACGCCCTCGCCCGTCGCCGACAGGATTTGCTGAACGCTCTTGCCGACGCTCTCCAGGTTGCTGCTGGTCGTGATCTTGCTCAGCGCCTCGGAGAACTGCTGAATTTGCGCCCTGGAGCCGCCGAGCTTGGCGGCCATAGTAGCCAGCGTGTCCATCTGAGCGATGGTGGCGTTGCCGTTGGTCATCGAGACGGCGGCCATGCTCTCGTGCAGCGCCTCGACCTGCTCGCGCGACATATCCGCGGCGGCCCCGATCTCCCTCAAGGCATGGTCGGTTTCCTCGTAGGCGTCGATCGCTCCGCGCACCATCTCGTTGGTGGCCCAAAGGCCGACCAGCGCTTCGGTCGCCTCCTTGGCCTTACCGACAACTTCGTTCAAGCCGGCGGCGGCCCCCTTGTGCGACGCGCCGAGGTTCTTGGCCTGGCCCGCGGCTTCGCCCATGGCAGCACCGTGCTGCTTCAGGACGGCAGACGCCTCATCCCGCATGCGGAGCACGAAGGCCAATTCATTGGAGTCAGACATGGGCGTGCCTCCGCGCATGCGCCTGACGCATCCTCTCGATCGTCTCCGGGCTGTGATGCCAGCCTACTCCGCGAGGCTGCTTGCCCCTCTTCGCCGCCGAAATGGCCGGCCCACGCTCAGGGTGAGGACCCCGCGCCCATGGGCACGGCCGCCCCATCAACGCTGCAGCAATCTTCGCCCGAGTGGCGGCTGACGGGGGTTCCACGTTTCCACCTGGAGCGAGGTTGTATCCGTTCGGAGCGAGCGTATTGAAATGCGCGATCATCTTGCGCTCGATGCAGTTGATTGCATCCTGGGTCGGTGCGCGTGCCAACTCTTCAACCTCGAACGCATCCCGACCGTAGGCACGGATGGCGGCATGTAGAGCCGGGCAACCCCTGTCCTTGTGCACGGCCGCATAGACGTGCTTCGCCCAGCGCCACTCTGCACGGATGGAGGTCTGACCGATATACGACTTCCCGTTCGCGCGGCAGATCACGCGATAGAGGATGAAATTGAGCTCGTTGCTGTCGGACATTACCGTCGCCGTCCCTTGCCTGCCTGCTCCGCCCGCCGGTCGCGTTCCTGACCGGCCCTGGTGCGCTCGATCAGCGCTTCGTCGCACTCCGCGTTGGCGTCATCGAAAACCCGGAACACCTCCATCGCCTTGTTCGCCTGGTCCATCACCGCGCCTGGCTGCGGCATGTGCCCCTTGCGATAGAACCCGTAGTACAGCAGCATCCGATGCCATTCGGTTGCGTGCCGCTTCAGGTCTTGGCGTGGGCAGGCCCAACTGTCCTCGCCATCGACCGCCACAGGCAGGAGGGCCGGTTTCGACCACCGCCACCACCTGCCCTCGCTGTCCGGGGTCGCTTGCGGATCGCTCTTGTCAGAGGGCAACCGCTCGGCCTCGCAACCCCACTCCGCTTTACGCGTGCACCCGGCGCACTTGCGCTCGGGCATCAACCTGATTGCGGCGATGCCCGATCTCAGTTTTTTTCTTCGCTCGGCGACACCTCGGAGATGCGCTTGATCTCGGTCGCCAGGTCCTGGATCAACCGGACGCCGAGCAGGTTCATCACCTCGTCGGACACGACGTCGTACGGGCGGCCGTTGACGACATCCTTCTGGGTCTTGAAGGCGACCTGGCCGCCCTTGCTGTCGGTGAAATTCGCGAACCCGACGAGCCCGTGTCGCACGCATGCGATGTTCGTCTGGTTCATGCGGGTGTGGATGCCGACCTCGTCGGAACCCTCGCGCCGCCCCAGATGCGAAGCGTTGTCGTAGATGTAGCCCATCAGGAACACGTCGAGCGAGCGCAGCTTGAAGATCGTCGCGCCCTCGCCGACGGTGACGACCTCGTGGGTCCCCTTCGACGCGTCTTCGGCGTCGACAGGCTCCTTCGTGCGGGTTTTCGAGGGATCGAGATTGGAAACGTATTCGACGGCGTCGGCCGTCGTCATCGCAATCAGGGCCATTTCTGCCTCCTGGCTGTATGGCGTGATAGATCGATGTGAAGCTATCATCGTGCAGTTAGTTGCACAATATCAAGCTGGAACGGCTCGCGGTAACGGGCTCCGTTCTGTACCACGTTCGGCGTCTCGTCTTTGTCAGCGACAGCGAAAAGCACCTTGGCCGGAGCGAACCGCTTGGCGATCGCGTGCGCCGCGGCCCAGGTGAGCTTGACCGCCACGACGTCGCCGGGATGGCCGTCATGGTCGAACTTCTGCACGACGTAAGTCTTGACGTCGAACGCCATCGCTGCGCCTGAAAATGAAGAGGGCCGGGACTTGCCCGGCCCTGGCCTTCCGCGTCAGCAGAAGTAGAAGTAGGCTTCGTCGTCGCCCTGCGAGCGCGCGAACCGCATGCCAGCGTCGTAGACCAAGATGCCGTTGCGGTCGCCGTAGGTCAGCCCGCTGTACTGCGTGTTCGGGCAGATCATCCAGACCGTGTTGCCGGCGACAGTGCCGACGCGCATCTGGAACGGCATGCACTGGGCGGCGGCGAATTCGCCCCAGAAGTCGTTGTTGATCAGCAGGTCGGCTTCGGGGTTGATCCCGCCTTCTGGCTTGCGATCGACGATCCTGACGCCGTTGTAACCGTCTTGCGACGACACATCGGGCCTGATCTGGACGTCGTTCATCTGATTGAACGTCATCTTCTCGACGATGGCGTTGAACTCGCCGACCTGCAGGCGCGCCAACTGCACCTGGCTGGGCAGCGTGCGCTCGAAGACCGGAGCCGGGTTCGGATCGTCCACCGCCTCGACGAACGAGCCGGTGAAGGTCCACTTGACCGTCGCGTAGCTGCCGGACTGAGCCGTGACCTCGAACGTGCCGAGCGCGCCCGGCAGGGTGTGCAACACGCCATCCTTGTGCAGATAGAGCGTGAGGCTCTGGAAATTGTCCGAGATCGGCTGCAGCGACAGGCCCGGCGGCATCAGCCAGACGGTCCACGCCTGACCGACGGCGAGATTGCCAGCGAAGGTCGGGGCGAGCGTCAGGCCCTTGGTGCCAACCACGAACGGCTGACCCGAGGTCACGACCGCCGAGGCGTTGCCCTCGCCAACCGTGTCCGAGGTCACGGTGATCTTGGCCGCACCGGACGCGCCGGCGGTGTCGACCGTCAGGTAGTAGCAGACGACATCGGCGGTCGCGCCGGGGTCGCTGCCGCCCTGCAGCGTCGCGTGAGCCCACGAGCCTTCGACGGTGCTCGCCGGCGTGTAGACGGTGCCGATCAGGTTGCCTGCCGGCCCGTAATTGTCGGCGGTGATGGTCAGCTTCGCGCCGTCAGTCGACGCGATCGAGTGCGGCAGCTGCGGCGTTCCGGCGAAATACTGCGTGCCGACCTGCTGCACGCTGTTCATCGCCGCCACGACATTGGCGAGCGAAGCGCCGATGTTCGCGCCGAGCTCCACGTCGCCGATCACGGCGGGAACGGCCTTGAAGGCGTAGGTCTCGCCATTGACGATCAGCTCGTCTCCGGCGTTGAAGTTCGCCGTCGGCGTGTAGACGTTGGTGGCGTTCTTCTGCGAGGAGACTGACCAGCCGACCTCGACAGCCGGTTGACCCTGGTCGAACGGCCCGATCACCGTCGGGTCAGGGAACGTCGACATGGCGTAGCCGCAGGCTTCGAACAGCCGGGTGATCAGCGGAGCGTTCGCGGCCTGGCCCAGATTGCTCAGGCCATTGCCGCGCAGTTCGGTGGTGAACTCCATCGACGCGACCTTGCGCCCGATGATGAACGGCACCTGGGACAGGTCCTTGTGGACGAACTTGCGCTCCAGGACGTTCGGCTTGATCGTGTAGGCAGGGTTCTCGACCAAGAACCCGTCGTTGACGCCGACCGGCTGCGCGACGTTGTAGGTCGCTTCGATTGCAGCCTGCAGGACGGCTTTGCGAGTGAGCAGGACAGACATCGTTCAATCCTCTTGTTCGAGTGCGACGATCCCGGCCTCAGCCCGCAACCACGTGGAGAGCGCCCTGGCCGGCGACGCCCACATTGAGGGCGGCCTTCCAGGCGGCGGCGAGCGTCGCAACGTTGTTGGCGTAGGCGGCGAGGAACGCGTCGGCGTCGCCTTTGGCCAGCGCGCCCGGCTCCGCGGTGACGGCGACAGCCGCCGGGATCGCAGCGAGCGTGAGCGACTCGGGCGTGCCGAACGGGCCGGCAGTATTGAGCGCAGGCGCGCCAACGGCGACCAGGACGGCGTTCGCGCCGTAGATCAGCGAGTTCAGGTTCGCAGCTGCGACCTTGAAGGCGGCGACCGCCGAGGCGTAGCTGACGGCATTCGCGCCGTTCTGCGCCGTGCTCGCCTTGTCGAGCGCCGGGATGGTGTCGGCCGCGGCCTGGACGCCGTTAGCCGAGACGTTGGCCGGCAGGCCGAGCAGCACCGAGGCTTCGTTGATCGTGTTCGTGATCACCAGGCCGGCGTTCTGCAGCTTGACGAGCGACGCGTTGAGCGCCGTGGTGTCCGCGCCGCCCGCGGCGGTCGCGTCGATCGCGGCGACGGGGATGGGCAGGCCGACGATGCCCGCGCCGGCGACGCCGGTCGAGTTGTCGACGAAGTCGTGGACGGCAGCGACCTCGACCTTCAGCCGCGCATTGTCGATCGCCAGACCCCGAACAATGGCGGCGAGGCCATAGGGGTTGCGGCTGTAGACGTTGGCGAGACCCGTGAACTGCGTGATCTTGACTTTGATGGCAGACATTGGAGCACCTCATTGCTCATGGTGCGCCGGACACGGCCGGCTCCACTGTTCGTGCAATTACTTGCACAACACAGCAGAACTTTCCACTCGCTTGTCGGTGTTCGGTACAGCCGCTAGGCCGCTGTCATACGGACGCGACGAACGCATTCTGCGCCGCATTCTTGGCGTCTCGCAGCTGCTTGCCCATGGTCCCTGCCGCGGTGTGCGCAGCAGCGACTTCATCCCACACGGCCTGGGCGATCTCTTCCGCGGTGGGATCGGTCAGGACAATCGCACAAAACACCGCGCAGTGCATTTACTTGCATGCTCACCCGATGTCGGGAGTCGGGTTCCGCGGGTCTTCATAATTGTAGCGATACTGGATCGTGGCCATGCACACGCCCTCGACCGAACGATCGGCGTAAGTCACCAGGTCGACCTCTGAGCCGGCTATCTTGGTGTCGATCGCCCGCTGTCCCCAGGTGCGGTCTTCGGTCAGCGCGCGCTTGATCACGCACAGCGCCTGCTCGGCGAGATGGCCAGGCGAGACGTCGTCCTGATTGCGCGTGATGCGGAACTCGACGTTCAGCGTCAGGAAGCACATGACGTACGGCATCGAGAAGCTCTCTTTCTCGGGTCCAGGCACCAACCCGAGGGAGTAGCGCTTGCGCTGGTCGAAGCCGGCGAGAGGGCCGAGCGCGACCGTCGACCAGGTGATGCCGTACGGGTCGGAGACCGGCTGGTCGGCCGCCATTGTCTCGAACTTGTTCTTGATCGAGTCGAGGATCGTCTGGCGGACGGAGATCATGTTCGGTTTCATTGCTTCGTCACCTCACGGACCATGGCGTCCATCGCGCGCTCGACGAAATACGGGATGCCAGCCCGCAACGTCTCGCCCATCTTCAGGCGCGGCGGGATGGTCACCGACGTCTTCAGCACGTACAGCGGCCGGATCGACGTGCCGACGCGCTGGAAAATCAGCAGATTGCCCGCCTTCGACTTGGCGCAGAACGTGTTCGGCCAGTCGCGCGGGCTCGACTTGATCGGCAGGCCGTTGCTGTCGAGCGCCGCCGGCAGCGGGATGCAGAGGAACTTGCCGCTCTTGGCGCTGATGGTGCCGCCGAGCTCCTGGATGCGGGCATACGGAATGCCGGGCGCGCCGACCGAGCCGGCGAGGTCCTCGAAGGTCGTGCCGTTGACCGTGACGCTGCCGAGGATGGCGTTGACCAGGTTGCCGCTACGCTTGGACAGCGACGAAGCCGTGGTGCCGCCCGGCCAGCCGCCGCTGTTGCGTTGTGCAATTGCCTGAACGACCCGGTCGAGGAAGGCTTTCATCTCGCGCGACAGCGCCTGGGCCGAGTTCTCCCAGTCGGCGTTCAGCGTCGCGTAGAACGCGCGAAGGCCGGCCTCGGCGTCGGAGAACCGCTGTCCGCGGAAATCGAACTCGATTGTGAAGGCGTCCGGCATCGGGTCCCCTTCACAGTGGCGGCACCGAGATCGGAGCGAAACGGAGATGGCGCGCGGTCAAGACGTCGTACTGACCGCCGAGCACCTTGGTGTCGAGCTTGATCTGCGCTTCCGACAGGACCGGCGAGTCGGCCATGCCGATCAGACAGTTCAGCGTCGCGGCCTGCTGCAGCCAATCTGGTACGGAGCTGATCAGATAGCTCTCGGCATTGTTTGGGTCGGCGGCGAAGCCGGCCTGGTAGCTGATCCGCACGTACTTGCGGAAATAGGGCGTCTGATAGTCGTGGACGATCCCCTTGTCCGGGTGCAGCTGGACCGTCGACGTGACGTCGGTGTACTGGCCGGCGACGGACAGGTTCGCCGCCGTGTCGGCATAGACGACCGAGGTCAGGCTCGCGACCAGCCCGCGGCGCAGCTTGAACTGGGTCTCGAAGGCGGGGCCGTCGAGGTACGGCGGCTCCCGCACGTAGAACGTGTCGACGAACGCGCCTTGGTCGAATTCCGTCTCCAGGCGGCCCGCGAGCTGCGACTCGGCAGCATCGAGCGCCGTCGTGATGGCGAAATTAATGTCCGTCATGTCGTCGAAGCCGAGCTTCGACCGAATGTCGGCGACCGAGGCGAGCAGCATCAGACAGTGACCTTCGGTTCGTCGGCGGCAGCTTCGTCCGCCGAGGCGGGCTTGCCCGCCTTCTTCATGTGAACGCCGCCGGTCGGCTTGCCGGCTGCGGCAGCGGCGGCGGCGGCCTTGATCTCCTCGGTGTCCACCTGCTTGGGAGCCTGCGGAGCCTTCTCGACCGCATTCAGAGCGGCGTCGCGCTCCTCCCTGCTGATCGGGTAGCCGAGGATGCGGGCGAGAGCGTCGAGCGCCGGCTTCCCGGATCGATCGAAGCTCTCGTCGTCGTCGACGTCGAGCCGATCATTGGCGTCGTTGATGGCGTCGAACAGCTCCTTACCGGACGGCCGGTGCTGCGTCTCGCGGTAGTCGAGCGCCGCGCGCGTATCGAGGCCGGTGACCTTGAAGCGCGGGTTGTTCTGCAGCGCGAACGCAACGGCGAAATCCACCGGCGTCTTCACGCCTTTCTCATAGACCTTCCCGCCGACGTTCAAGCGGTGCAGTCCAACCAATTCAACTTCGGGCATGTGACACTCCTTGTCGCCCAGCAAAATGGGGCAGCATCGGCGCGGATGCTACCCCATATGTCGCTCAGGTGCAATTGACTGCACTCACACGGTCGCGATATTTTCGTAGGCGACGATGGCCTGACTCTCTTCGATCTGGAAGGCGATCCTGGCGGTCAGGACGATGATGTAGACGCGGGCGGTGATGTCCTTGTCAAACTCCATCGAGACCTGGCGTTGGATGCCGAAGATCAGGTTCAGCGGGTCGGTGTACAGGCCGGCGTTCTCCGGCATGAGCGCCACCGGGACGACCGGCGAGCCATACGCGAACGTCGGCGACGTGCCCTGGGTCATCTGATCGCCGAGCGGGGTGCCGCGGTCGGCCAGCGTGTCGCGGTATTCCGTCTCGTTGTTGACCGAGACGAAATGGTTCAGCGCCGCCTTGTTGCGCTGATACTGCGACGGCATGGTCTTCAGGCCCTGCTTGAAGATCGCCTTGCTGATCGAGCCGCCAGCCGCGTCGTACACGTTGCCGGCGGTCTCGGCGACATTGAGCCACCCAGCGAACTGGCTGAGGTACGCCTGGTCGTCCGGGTCGTTCGGGTTCGTGTAGGTCAGGCTGGCGAGCAGGCCGAGCTCTTCCATGTCGAGGGCGGCGCGCTCGGCGATCAGGTCGATGATCGTCTGGCGGAGGCCGGCCGGACCGGTGTTGGGCAGCTCATTCTGAGCGGTGGTCGCGCGTTCGATGTTGTCTTCCATCACATCGTACGGGATGCGGACTTCCGCGATCTGCTCCTTGGTCTGGAGCTCGATCTGCTCGGTCGTCGGCATAGCGCGACCGCCGAGACCGTTCGGGACCTGCGCGTTCTGTGGCAGAGCCGTGGCGGAGGTGGCGGCGCGCAGGATGCGAGCGCCGAAGCCGATCTTGTTGATCTTGCGGATGGGCGAGATCATTTCGACCACGCGGCAGACCCGGATCAAGGTCGGCTGCTTGATCAATTTGCGAATGAAAGCAGCGCCTTGCTCGGGGTTGAGCACGCCGCCATTCGTCTGCAGTTCCGCGATGGTGATGTCGGCCTTGCGGAGCAGGCTACCGTTGCTGGACATATCATTCACTCCTGGGTGCAGCTAACTGCACCATATCTGGGTTGCTCTTTCCGCTCTCGCGGCCCTCTTACGCGCGCCGACGCGAATAAGCCGTATCCAGGAGCGGGATGCCGCCATTCTCCTGATCGCCCTTCGCGACCACGATCTTGTCGCCACCCTCGTCGTTGAACACGGTCCCGTTCAGGGCCGCATCGGTCTTCTTCGCCAAAGCGGTCACCGACTCGACTTTCGCCGAGAGGTCGTTGACCGACTTGGTCACGGCGGCATGGCTCTCCTGCACGCTCTTGGCGAGCGCTTGGATGGCCTGCATGACTCCGGCGTCCGCCTTGAGGGTCTGGACGTCCTTCTCCTGCGCGCCGGAACCGGACTGCTCGTCGGACAGGGTCTCGCCCTTGCCCTTCTTGCCGATCTCGGCGTCGCCGTCGTTCTTCGTCGTGGGGGAGATGGCCTTGGCAGGCACACCCTCCAGGCTGAGCGTCTTGCCTTTGACCTTGCCGGTGACGTCGCCGCCGGACTCGCCTGCCTCGGCGTCAGCGCGGTCCTCGGGCCGCTTGTCGGCCCCCTGGGCAGCGCCCTCGCCCGCCTGGCTTTCGCCATGGGGCTCAACGGAGGTGATTTCGATGACGTGGGAACCGCCATCGCCGCTCGTCTTCACCACGAAGCCCATCGACTTCGCGAGGCTGATGAACGCGTCGATCTCGCTCTTCGCGGCGTGCGTCCCGCCGGCCGTGGTCGGGGACTTGGCCTTGGGCGGCAGACCGCTCTGCGCGCCATTGGTGCTGTCGTCGTCCATCGCCTTCTGGCCCTCCGCTTTCTTGGTCGGGGCTTTCGCCTTGGCCGGCATCCCGGACGTGTCGCCGGAAACCGGAGCGCCGGGCTTGGCGTCGACTTCGTTGTTCTCGGCGTCGTCGGAGGTGGCGCGCGGCGTGCTGCCGGTGCCCTCGCCGAGCTCAGCGCCTGCGCCGGTGCCGTTCTTGCCAGCGTCGCCCTTGGCGGCGCGCGTGCCGACCTTCTTGCCGGCGTCGGGCATCAGCGGGTCTTCCGCGCCGGGATCGCCCTTATCGGGGCCATCGCCGTCTGCCTTCTTCGCCGCGCCCTTGCCGTTCGCCTTGTCGCCGAGGCCGTCGCCAGTCTCCTGGTCCGTGGCCGCACCGCCAGTCGCGTTGCCGGTGCCGCAAGCCTTGAGGACCGCGTCCGCCTTGATGACGCCGGCGGGCATCAGCACGCCGAACGTCTCGACATACGCCTTGAGGTCTTCCGACGCCTTGGCCAGCTCCGAGCCGAACGACACCGGGTCGGCGCTCTTGAGGAGTGAAGCCGCATGGTCGGACAGCATCTGCGAAGCGAGCGCAGGGCTGAAGAAATAGCCCTGCTCGCCAGCGGCACCGGCGTAGATCGTGCCGGTCCAGTCGCGGTCGCCCGCCGCCTTGCGGAGATCGGACCCCTTCACGGCGAGCGCGAGGTCGTTGTCGAGCTTCACGAGCGCGAGGCCGCTCTTCGAACCGGCTTCGAACTTGTCGCCTTCCTTCGACAGCGTGACCACGCCATCGTCGTCGGACTTGGCGAGCTTGTCGCCGAGGCCGCAGACCGCGCTGATCTTGGCGATGACAGGCGCGTCTGCTTTCTGGGTGACGATCGCCACGACGGTCGGGACGGCGTCGGCCTTCTGGAACATCTTCCGCCCGATGGCGTACAGGTCGAGCATCTCGCCTTCTCCCTTGGTGATACGGAACGGCAGGCGGTTCGCGCCGCGCTTGACCAACGAGACGAAATTGACGTCAGTGTTCGTCAGCTCGGTCGCTTTGAATTCAAGCCGCGACATTGAGAACCCCTTCCACGAACGAGAACCGGTGCGCGTGGCCATTGGACGGCTCGGTGACAGTCCCACGCACGATCTGGTGCATGTGGCCGTCGAGAGCCGGGTTCGTGTAGCCGCCCAGAAAATTGCCGTGCTGGTCGAACTTCACCACGAACGAGTGCGTATGCCCCCGGACGCCGTCGGTCTCGCCCTTGAGGAGCTCAGGCATCTCGATCACCAACGCCTTCGGCGTACGAACGCCGATGCCGTCGAGCGAGAAACCGTTCAGCTCCCCTGACTTGACCATTTGCCATACGGCCTGGTCGGGAACCTTCACACCCAACACCCAGCTACCCGGAATGAAAGTCGGGTCGCCTTCACGAGCGAGGAAACTTTCGACCACATAGGAGCCGGAGGGCATCTGCGTGTGGTTCACGTCGATGTTCGACGCGATCCCCTTACGCAAGAAGTTGTACGCCATCTTCTTGATCTCGTCGGGCGTCATGAAGTCGCCCTGCGAGTCCGGAAAACTTGGCGCGTAAACTTCGCCGAAGACCACCTGCTCTTCTTGATCGAGCTTCTTGATCTGGATTGCGTCCTCGACCACCGTCACCCTGCCCGTATGGCTGAGGTAGCGCTCATCGCGCTTCACCAGCCTCACGAGCCGAGCATTGGCAGTCACTGTCCGTTTCCCAGATCATCTCTTGTGCAATTGATTGCACGAAGCGACATTACACGGGGATGCGTGGCGGGTTCAACCGCTTCGTGCAATTATCTGCACACATCGGACCAAATTCTAGGCCAGTGGATGGTCAGCCTCGGTCGAACGGCGCGTTGGCGTCGTTCATCATCCCGCTGTCGAAGGCGATCGACGAGCTGTCCGAGCGGATGTCGTCGTAATCCTGCTCGCGTCCGGCGGGCGTCTGGTCCTTGCGCTTCTTCTTCGGCGCGTTCGGCCCCTCGAAGCCCTGGTCCTCGGTCGGCTTGATCGTGTCGTCAGCCTTCTCGACGGTCTGATCCTGCTTCCAGGCATCGATCAGCTGCTGAGCGGTGTCGTAATCGCCAGCCTGGTAGGCGTCGTCGACCTGCTTGAACACGTCTTGGTCGGTGACGTCGAAGCGATCCCAGCCGAGCTGCTTGATGGCGTCTTCGTCCCAGACGTCGGTGCTCTGATCGTCGAGCGGCGGCACGTGGAACGGCACCGGCTCGTCTTCACCCTCATCCTCACTGGACGGGAGGCCGCCGAGCGGGATCGACTCTTCGACGTCGCCGACGAGCGCCAGCATGCCGCGGCAGCCGGCATGGTATGGCGGCCCGCCGAGACCGTTGCCCTGCAGTTCCTCGGGGCTTTGGGCGTAGAGCTCCTGGAGATCGTCCTTCGACTGGCCGGGCCACGGAGCGAGGTCCTTCAGCGCCTGCGGGTCGGCCGCCGACAGCTGCTGGACGATCCGGCTGAACTGATCTTCGACACTGAAGGTCTTGCCGTTCATGTACTCGCAGACCGGGCAGGTGCGGTCGTCCAGCACCTCGTCGACCTGGTACTTCGACACACCGGCTTTGTGCGCCTCCGACAAGAAACCGAGCGAGACCAGACGCGAGGTCGTCAGCGACGCGCCGAGGTCGGCCGCCACCTTGCCGCCGTTGACGACGGCGTCGTTGAGCATGTCGGTCAGCGTCTTCTCAGCCTTGCGGAGCTGGATTTCCTGATGGTCGGCCTTCCAGTCGTCGTTGATCGGCTTGAACTCCTGCGGACCGAACTGCAGGTTGCCGAGAAACGGCGGGATTTCGTCGAGCGGCTTGGGCGCGCCGTTCCAGGTAATCGTAACGTGCGAGCGGTAATGCGGAAAATCGTAACTCGCGCCGGCCTGTGCGAATTCCCCATGCTCCTCAGCGAACAGCGGGCTGTCGAACTCCAGCACGACCGCTTCGCCGAACTGGTGCAGCGCGCGACCGCCGTTGACGATCGTGACGTTGTCCATCGCCGGTTCGAGGGTGTCCCAGTCGAACGGCTCCTTCGAGTAGCAGATGGTGACGTGCATGTCCTCGGGCTTCGAGACGGACTTGAACCCCTGCTCCTTCGCCCATGCAATTAACTGCTCGGCGTTCAGCAGCGGACGGTTGACGTAGAGCGTCTTCGGCCCCTCGGTCTTCGTAACCCACTGCTTCTTCCTTTTCTTGCCGACCCCCGCCTGTTCGGGTTCGAGCAGGCCGCCGTTCTCGGCGAGCTCGGCCTCCGTCAGGTCGTCCTTCTGCTGCCAACCGGCGCGGCCGAGCAGCGCCTCCTGCCGGCGCATGGTCTCGCCGTCCTCGTCGGGCTCCGGCGGCTGCTCCTCTTCGGCGACCTGATTGTCGGGACGCTTGTCTGGCTCGACGTAGATGTCGTGCTTCAGCATGTGCGCAGTAGCGTCCTGGCGCTTCAGCGTCTCGATCGCCTTGTGGACGGCCTTGCGGACGTAGTCGGAGGCGTCGTGCTCGACCGCATGCTCCAGTTGGTTCAATCCATGCTGGAGCGCATGCGGGATCGCCGACCCGTTCATGAACGACGTCTTCTTGACGTCTTTGGTCACCCGATGCGCGCCGAAGAGCAGAGCCGAAACGGCAAGTTCTTCCAGCTTTGGGCGCACTTTCGTCACCACGCCCTTCAGCGTCAGCGCGTTGACGTGTTTCTGCGCCTCAGCCCAGTCCTTCTTGGCGATGGCGTCATGCAGCTTGGCGACTACCTCCGAGGCAAGCTTGTCCCATTCTGCGTGCATGGCCGAAGCCATACTGCGCTCGATCGCCAGGAACGCCTGCGGCTCGATCTTCACGGGCAATTACCTGCACGGCTGCTATTGATTTGTGGTGTCGAGGACGTCCACACGCTGGTAGGCGGTCTCGTCGCCGTCCGCCTGCTGTTGCTGTTGGGCGAGCGCCCCCTCCTGGGTCGGGATGGACCCGTTCGCCCCCTGAGCGGAGTGGCTCTTGTTCTTGTCGCGCAGGTGCGGTGGCGGAGCGCCCTTCCCCGGCTGGGTCCAAGACCCGTCGTATCCGCGTTCGTCCGCCGTCTTCTGCACCCGCATCCGCGCGAAGAACGTCATCGTCGCCTCCCTCAGCCCATGCACTTGGTCAGTTCGGCCGCCTGACCCGCCGAGTCGCGCGCCGCCTTGAGATGCTTGGCGACGACATCGCCGTTCGACGTGTCCTGAGCGGCTCCGCTGGCCGCCCGGTAGTGCGCCGCGGCGGTCTTGTGCTCGTTGGCGACCGCACGGTGCTCCTGCGCCCGTTTGTCTAGGCCCAGATTCTGCAGGTGCGAGGCGACCTGGCTGTGGATGTCGCCCTCGTTCTCATGGCGATCGGCGATGTTCTGCAGGTGGCTGCTGATGGTCGGGCCGACCGACTGCGGCGCAGCGTCGGACGCGCCGGCGTCCTTGCCCCCGGTATCGCCGGAGAAGAAGCTCCCGTCCTTGCGGACGACGACCTCGCCCGACTTGATCATGCGCGTGAAATGGCTCATTGCGACCTCCTCAGTCTTTCCTGCCGACAGGGTCCGTTTTTTGGACCATCTCGCGGTCTTCCTTCTTCGTTTGCTTCAGGTAGCCACCCATCAGATGGTTCTGGATGCCCGCGGTGGCGTACTGATGCGCCATGCCGGCGTGGAAGGTAGCAGCCTCCGCGTCGCCGTCGGCGGCGGCCTTGGCAGCGTCGTCGATATGCGCCTTGGCGCTGTCGAACGCCTGGTCGCCGCGCTTCTTCTGGCTGTTGACCGGCCCGAGCACGAACTTGCCGTCCGCCCCGCGGTCGCCCTTGTCAGCCTTCAACATCCGACCGAAGAACGTCATGACTTCCTCCTCAATGCTCGTGCGCGTGCGGATGGCCTGACATCACCGCGAGCGTGCAAGCCGACAGCTCCGCCAGGCCCTGCGGATCGAAGCTGTTGTCGACGAACGACAAGTCGCCGACGACGTCGTTGAATTGGGCGCGACCCGCGGCATCGAGCGAGTTGACGATCGACAGGGAGAACGCGAGCTCCTCCATGTCGCGCTTGCGCAGCGCCTTCATCGCCCGGACGGCCAGCGAGCCGACGTCGACCGTGTCGCTCTTGCTCGTCGGTGACGCGACTGGCGTGCCGTTGCCGCTGCCAGGCTTGCCGCCCATGCCGGTCATGCCAACCAACGCGGGCACCTTCTTTGGCTTGAGCGCGCCGGGCTGCCCGCCAGACGGCGTCGGACCACCGGGTCCGGTCGGCATCGAGGGGCCTTTCGGCTGCGGACTCATCGCCTTGACGCCAGCGCCCCCAGCCTGCGCGCCAGCCATGGCCGCCAGCGTCTGCATCTGCTGCTGTTGCTTCTGCTGATCGAGCTTCTGCTGCAGGTCGGGCGCGGCCTCCGACACCTTCAGGTGCAGGCCGCAGGTTGAGTTCACCTCTTCGACGAGGTCGGCCGGCTCCACCTGGTCGTTCATGCCCTGGATCACCTCCAGGCCCTGCAGCTTCAGGGTCGGGTCTTCGATGACCAGCGGGTGCGAGCGTTGGCGATAGCCCTGGAAACCGAGCACGGGCAGCAGCCGCATCGTGATCACCTCGTCGAAGGCGTCACGCTCGGGCTTGAAGACCTGGGCCTCGGTCACCGTGTACGAAGCGAAGGCGGTGGCGAAATTGTAGTCCTTCGACTGACCGACGAAGATCGGCGGCAGGCGGAACGAGCGTCGCACGCGCTCTTCGCAGCGCTCGTCGTACTTCTCGAACATCGAGTCGGCCTGGCGATCGGCCCCGAAGCGCTCGACCGTGACGCGCGCCTGCGGCGGCGACTGGTTCAAGCTGCCGCCGACCGGCTCGGCCTCAATGATGGCCACCCGGTTGTTCTTCTTCGCCTCGCCCGAGAACTTCTGCTCCAGCGACTTGCGCGCCTCCGTCTGGAGCACGCCGCCCTGCAGCAGGATCATGATCGGCGGGACGCCGCCGTTGTCGAAGAACTCCAGATTGAACTCTTCGGCCTTGCGAGAGCCGAGCACCGAGGGGATTTGGTTCACCCAGCGCGGCACGCCGTAGGGCGTATGGGCGTCGGGCAGCACGGTCAGATGGATGATCTCGGAAGCGCGCATATTGGCGGGCAGGCGCTGGCCAGCCGGAGCCCAGACTGCGGTCTTCTTGTGCAGGTCGCGGGTCGACCCGAACTCCCTGAAATACATCAGGCTGACGCCGTTCACGAGCTGGCAGTAGCGCCGCTCGCGCTTCATCACCTGGATCGTCTGCTCCTTGCCCTTGCGGGTGACCTTCATCTGCACCGGGATGGCGTCGTCGAGGCGCAGCATCCGCATCATCTTCGAGTCGACCCGGCGCATCAGGACGATTTCGTCCTGCGGGTTGCGGATCACTTCGATGTAGGCGTTGCCGGTGCGCTCGTTGTCGCGCCGCAGGAGCTTGCGGGTCTCCCCCCACGAGACGCCGGGCCACGGCTCGTCGAAGAACGACTCGATCTCCTCGATCTGATCGTCATCCTCGTCGTCCTCGGTCTCGTCGTCCGTGCTTTCGAACTCGTAGCCGGTGCCATCGCAGTTGATCACCATTGCTTCGATGCAGGGACCGAGCGCGTTGTTCTCCTGGCTGAGCCGATCAAGCTGACGGAGATTGTACGGCGGCTGGATGATGCCCTGGTCGCGCGTCGCGCCGACATAGAGCTGCTGATATTCGTCTTCGGGCTCGAACGCGTTCGGCTGGACCGCCCCGAGCGGGGTCTGGCCACCATTCGGCCCCAAGTCCTTCTGAACCTGCGCCGTGCGTGAACCACCGAACTCGACCAGACGGAACACCTGCGCCGTCGGGCGATCGTCCTTGACGACATCGTCAGCCATACGTCCTCCAGACGCCTGGTCTCCGTGCAATTAGCTGCACCTACGGGCCGGGCTTCCAGCTACGACACGGACTAGGACTGGAATCGCGCGAGCGACGCCGTGCCCCGGCCAGTGCAGTTGATTGCACGACCATGCACCAAATCGGCGACGAACGCCAGCTTTTTCTTAGCGCCACCCCTGCCCTGGTCGACTGACCGTATGCCAGGCCGGGCGGGTCTCGATCTGCTTGCCGCCGCACTGGCTGCAGCGCAGCCTCTTCCCCGCCTCGGGAACCGCCACCGTCTCGGAGAGTTGGTCGACGACCACGTCGGCCTTGTGGCCGCAGTCCTCGCAGGTCGCCGTAACGGCGCGCACGCCGTTCTCGCGCATGTTGGCGAGGGTCATCGGCGGGCCTCTGTACTTCATGTGGGCCGCCAATTCGCCCGCTGCCTGTGTTTCGGCTCCGAATATTGACCCGTTTCGGCGTCCAACGTTGACCCCGTCATGCGTCGGAATCAGGCGCAACTATAAAGACTTACAAAGCAAGGGACGGGTCCGAAAAGCCGTCAGCGGCCGGCGCTGGCCTCGCGCGACGGCAGTCATTGCAGCGACGACCAAACCTGCGTCGCGTTGCTCTTGAACTCCGCAATCGGGAGTTGCCCGCGTGCTCGCCCCTTGGATTCGAGATTCTTGGCGATCATCGCTTTGACTTGCGCGTGCGTCGCTTGCCACATCCCGACCGGTTCAAGCGACTCAAGATCGAGAATCACAAGAATCACGAAATCGAAGTCAGAGTCGATCTTGATGATCCCCGTTCTGCCCAGACTCGCGCGCCCCTTCTTGTAAGCGCGACCTTTGATTTGAATCTTCTCCTCGCCGCGCAGCGCGTCATAGCCCGCCGTGCGCGGGGGAACGAGTTTCAATCCAAGCTTGTCAGCGGCGGCGGCTTCGGCAAGTTCTCCGGTGCAGCCGAGCGGCTTGCCGGTGAGTTTGTAATACGCGCTCGCGAGCGGCTTCACTTGTGCGAGGATTGCGCGTGTCTGCGCATCAATGTCGTCGCTCATTTCGCTAGCCTCAAAATCGTGACGCGGCTAACGTTACCGGATCGCTGGCCGTCAAGGAATCGACGAAAAGTAACCCGTTCAAAGTCCAGGCCGAGCCTAGGCTACCCAAGTGAAGCAGAGCGCCAATCGTAGGAAAAAAGGCGGATGAGCAAATAACCGAGATAAATCCCCAGACCTACACCAAGAGCAATTTGAAATGCCATGGCTTCCCTCCTATTCGCCAATCAGCAATTGCAGACGCCGCGCAACCGTCCTGTCTCCTTTTAGCCAACAGCAGCCATCTTATGAATTTGGTGCCCGCCGCGCGCGCCACTTCTGCAACACGATGCAGATTAAATAGATTTGGAGGAAGGTAGCAACGCCCGTTGCTGTCCATTTGAATGTAAACACTCTTTGCCCCATCTGCGAGGCGACTGCGCTGGCGAGCGCCGCTTCTGCCGCGATCATCACCGCGGTTCCGACGCCGATTGTGATCCACCGCGAGTTCGCGTTCGCCCGAGTGGCCGCAAGTCCTGCAAATGAGGCCGCCACCAATAGGCTGATCGGGTCCGACATTTTCACGAAAATTACGATGACGAAATCTATAATGTCGCCCATTTCCGTATTTCCTGCCCCTTATCAGCCTTTCCCCAAAAGTCCCGTTGAAGGGCATCCTCGATCACCGCCGCTCCAACTCCAAGAGACTTGCCCCGAAATGTCGATGCCGAGGCGATTGCCAAAGGCACGCTGGGCCTCGACAGTGGCGATTTGATCCAGCGCCTTAGGCTTTTGCGGTCGCGCGCTCACTTCGGAGCCCATTCGCGCGCCATCCGCTGAGCATCGGCGATCTGCGCGGGCGTCATTTGGGTTTCTATTCCACGGCGGAGTTCGACCGCATTGTCGCGGGCTTGGCCAACTGGCGCGCGTGATGCCGCCAAGTTCCACCACATATGGGCTTGCGCGTAATCCTGTGGCACTCCTTCTCCTAAAACATACATCCAGCCGAGACTAGTCAGCGCGTCGGCGTTCCCGCGGTCGGCAGCCTTGTGGAGCCAAATGAGGGCTTGCGAATAGTCGACCGGCCCTAGTTTCCCGTAGTTCTGCGGCTCGATACCAATACCCGTCCTAAGCAAATCACCAACAATGCTTTGTGCGTCGGCATTCCCGTGGTCGGCGGCTTTGCGATACCACATAACCTCCGCCTCGAAATTGTGCGGTACTCCTTGTCCTTTTTCGTACATTCGACCAAGCGCGAATTGCGCGTCGGCGTTCCCCTGTTGAGCCAGTGGAAGCCAAAGCCGCATCGCCTCCGCAAAGTCGCCGCGGCGATATGCAGCCTGGCCGTCCTCCAGTTGTCCCGCCGCCGCAACGCCAAACAGAGCGAGCGCGAGAACGCCACCGGTAACGAGAGTTGTGATCCGCCGTTTCACGGTTCGCTCGCTTCGAAGACAAGAAACGCGGTGCCAATAAGACGCCCTCCGCCTTGAGCCGTCAAACCAAGTGGCAGCCGGAAGCGTCACGCAAGCGGCCGTTGCCGGATGATGCGCTGCGCGTCGTCGCACGAGGAAGGTGAGACGATGGCCGTGGAGCCCTGTCGCCCCTCATGCCCGCGACCAAGCGCCGCCGCGCCGACGGTCGGGGGTTTCTTCATAGCGACGAAGCCCGATCGCTCCGCGTGCTCGACAGGGTGCAGAGGGACGATTGCGGTATCTAGTGAACTAGCTGCAGTCCAATGTTCGATGCTTGCAGACTTACAACCTCGGGTGACACGTCGGCTTCCGCCGCTATTTCATTCACCCGTCCCCATTTAAGCCTGTTCCCATCTGCTTGAGAGCGAACAAAAGCTTGAGGCACCAAAAGCTCGGCCGCAAACGCTCGACTAGCCTGCTGATCCCTGGTTACTGCACCTGTTATTAGACGACTTTCTTTGTCGCGACCTATCAGAAGGAAGAAGGTGGCGCGCGCGTTCGCAAATTGCCGAGCCTGCCGAGAGTCGGCTGTGATGATCATTCGCCCGTGAGACTTTCTCTTTTGCACGCCGCCGACGATCGGAGACTCAACCCCCCGTAGGTCGATTTCATGTTTGGCCGCGCCACCAACATGGAGTTTCTCGAAAATGAGCGATGCGCCCCCAATGTCCTTTTCGCCAATTGAAAAATGATCGCGAAGGGTCCTTGCCGCACCATAACCAAATTTCCAGGCCGGTAAGGACGGTCGATCCGCCGGACTCTCAGGAAGTGGTGAAAGGTCGATCTCCGCGCCCTTTTCGATAGCGCGCTGCATCGTCGCAGCAGCGAACGCCGCCCTCACAATGTTCTCGGGAGTTGCCGTCAAGCAGAGATCAAGCAGTTGATCTTCACTCAGAACGCGCGCTGCACCGTCTAACGCCCGCTCCACATTGTCATGCTTATCGTATGGCGAAAGTCCCAGCGCCCCTATCAACCGACAAAATTGTGACGTCTCGGCGTCCGTTTCTGTCACTAGTGACCAAGCTGCCTGTAGTGGGGTTTCCGCACCGGAACCGCCTAACCGAGCAACCGTTCGTTGCACAAAGTCCTTCAAAACAAACTCGACTTGCGATCGATCCACGAGCGCGTCGGCCGTCCGTCGGAAACGCGCGTCAGCGTATTTTGCCTCACGCGCATTCGCGAAGATATGGATGTTCTCGCCTGTCGGCACGATGTTCAAATTGGGCAACACAAAACCGTGATCGGCGACCGATATCAAATGCCTAGTGCGAAACGTCGGATCACCAGCAGCATCTTCACTCTTGCAAGGCTCCCAAAGAAGCGGCCACCAATTCTCAGCGACCCATTCCGCCAAATAATAGGACGGTAGTTCCAGGTGATCATTATCGACACCGCCTTCCGTCTGATAGGCGGTGACATTTTCCTCGTTGACGCAAATCTTCAGATTGCAAAACGTCGCGTCGACTTTATCCCGCGCATTCGGTTGACGCGCCGGCCATTGAGCCTGGATTTTGAATGCGTCTACCACGACAGCTCTCTCGGAACCTGAAATGACTCGACTGGGTAGGCGTGAAATCGCTCCGGCGTATGTGGCTCAGAGCGAGCCTCGTATATCACGTCCTCCCCCTCACGGTACCAAATGAACCTAGGGAAGTCACCGTACGACGCTTCAGAAACGTAGCCGGCGTTAATGGCTCGACGCAGCGCAGCAACCGCTTCGGCCGAACTCCAGCGCCTTGGACAAACCGACTTGGGCCTCCCAGCGTGCCTACGGCGTTCACCATCCCTGCCCGGGCAGTGGTACGAGCTCGGCTCGTATCTAATTCCGGCCGCCGCTCGCTCCAAGACATCCGGGTCTGGATTCCTGCGAAGGGATTTCCCCTTTGCGCTATGCTTAATTGGACTGCGCTTCGGCTTCTTCAGGCCCAAAGTCGGTCTCCTAACCCCCAATTGGGCCGACGAGAAATCATCCGTAGCATCAAGAGGAAAGAAGATTAAGAAATTTCCAAATCGTTCGTTGAAAATGTCTGGCGGCGGTTGAACTGCTTGCTCGGCGGTTCAGGGGGCGCGTACCTCACCTCTCAGCGGGCGAATGTGAACAGACCCGCCGTCTTGACCCCACGATCGTTAATGAACGCAATGAGTCGCGACGCCGATCGGCGTCCGGACCCCACGCCGAAACGCAGCGCGCTTTTCATAGCGCCTTAGCGAGCGAGCGGCTTGCGGTGGTCATCGACGGTTCGCCGGCAGGATTGGGTTGCCGTGCCCAACCTGATTCGAGGACCCACTCGGACGAACGCGTTGTATTCGCATTTGGATGTCCGAGGCGGTGATGCGTATTTGACAAAAACCGATCCACATATTAAGTG